AAAACATGGAAACGAAAGACAGAACAAAAACAGAAGTCTCTATTGAGTTAAGGGAAGTTCAAAGAGAAATCAGTAAAGCAAGAAGTACAAGGAATTGGGCAAAAATTTCTTTTCTGAATCAAAAAAAAATACGCCTGCAAGAAGAACTGGATTATCTGAAATCTAAAGACAAATTCTATTATCAAGAACAAAATTTAGAAAAATCACTTGTTTCTTGGGCAGCAAAGACACTCAATCTTTCTCTCAATATGGCTGATTTGTCTGTATATTATCTGGACTTGTATTTGCTTCATTTTAAAGAAAGAGGCTTTGTTCCTACCGATGAATGGAAAACTAAAGAAAAAGCATTTCATGAAGCTGCAAAAGAACTTGCAGAATATATGCGGTATTTCTTTAAAGGAAAATCCTCTGACGATAATTCAGAAAGCATGTCGGAACTTATGGATTTGATTGAAAGAGATTACTATACGGATAGAGAAAAAGTTCATCACAAACAATACGAAGAAAAGTTATGATAGATTGGAATAAATTTTTGGGAAGATGCGGAATTTATGTTGAATACTTATCAGCTTGCGATAAAGTAGCTAAAGAAGCCAAAAGCATATAAACTGGAATGATAATGTAGGTTGCGCTTGTATGCCGGGTGATGGTCTTTGTGTAGAGATTGAAGGTCATGTTTGCCCAGCTACAAGATTCTTTGAACTAATTGAGATTATCGGTAACGATATGATTGATGAATACACATATCGAATAAATTGTATTTAATGAATAACTAAAATAACTGAACATCATGGATAAATCATATTTTGAAACACGAAAAGCGGAAATTCAATTCGAGATTGATAATTGGAAACAAAAGATGATAAGATTAAAGAAAGAATACATATCATCTAATCAAAAGTTCCCTGTTGGGAGTAAAATTTGTTTGACTATTCCTGCTTACGAAGTCCGAGATTTTGTTAATAATAGAATAAGAATAGTTCCAGAAGAAAAGAAATTTGCTTATGTAACTGGATATGAAATTGTAAGCAATGAAGTTGTTCCTATTCTTATGAAAGCAAAGAAGGATGGAACAATATCTAAATTGAGAGAATATATACCGTTTGGACAATTTACAATTGAATTAGTGAAATGGGTATGAAAAGAGAAGATATAATAAAAGCATCTTTTGAATATAAACGAGAGATAGAATTGATAGAAGGGAATTTCCAAAACAATATAAATCTAAGCAGTGTTGCAGGTGCTTTTAGAGAGGGTGTTGGTTGGTTTATAGATTATGTATGGTACGATAAAAAAGTAAAGCCTAAAGTTGGTGAGTTTATCGTTTGTATTCATGAGAAAGGAAAACTGATGGGTGTCCTTCAAGAAGATCAAGTTTTTGTATCGTCCCGTCCAGGGTGTATTCTGTATCGTTTCAGTGAAACAATACAATGGGCATATTTAAATGATTTGTTAGGTGTTATGGAGGATTAAATCATGACAAATCAAGTTTTATCAATTGACCAGATGCAACGCCTTAAAGAGTTGAGTGTTGATACAAGCAAATCCAACATATATTGGGTAAGAAGATCACATGGAAGTAGGATAAACGATTCTTCTAAAGGTAATTGGTTTTTAAGCCTGCAAAAAGAATTTATGGGTGTAGGGTTTACTGCTCATGAGGTAATTCCCACTTTCACTTTGCAAGATATTATAGACATTCTCCCTGGCTCTATAGACAATAATGTGCTGACTATTAGGAAACATGTCAATGGTGTAAGTATTTCTTATGAAGATACCTATACCCGGTCTATTCTTAGTATCTTCGAAAAAGAAGATATTATTGAGGCTGCCTATGAAATGTTGGTGTGGTGTATTAAGAATGGATATGTAAAAAACAAATAATAAAAACAAGTCATGAAAAGAGGAATGCTGACAGCTATGTTAATGATGTCCACATTGGGTGTAAATGGAAGTACATATCCATTTAAAACGGGTAGCGGAATGAACCCCAATTACCGGAGGCCAGAGAAAAAGAAACAGGAAAAAGAGTTTTGTATAAAAGGAATAAAAGTAATGGCATATTTCAGAAAAGATGCCATTAAAAGATTAAAACATTTAAAATAAACAGAATCAAATCAAGAATAATGATGGGAGAACAGTGGTAAACGCAAGAGACTTGCATGAGTTTCTTGAAAGCAGAAAGGATTTTTCAAGCTGGATAAAGGATCGAATTGAAAGATACGATTTGGCTGAAAATGAAGATTATGTGGTTTTCACCGAATTTGGGGAAAACTCAAAAGGAGGTAGACCGAAGAAAGAATACGCCCTTACTTTGGATGCAGCAAAAGAATTATCTATGGTAGAAGGAAATGAGAAAGGGAAACAAGCCCGGAAATATTTTATTGCTTGCGAAAAGAAATTGAAAGGGGAAAATCCGTCTTATCTGATTGCCGATCCAATCAAACGTGCCGAAGCATGGATTCAAGAAGAAAAAGAACAGACAAAACAGCTTGCAGAAGAAAACAAAAACTTGGAGAACCAAATAGAAGAAGACTTGCCCAAAGTGATTTTTGCAATGGCTGTAACCGAATCCAAACGTTCCTGCCTTGTAGCCGAACTTGCCAAGATCATCTGCCAAAATGGAATGGAGGTAGGGCAGAACTGGATGTTTAAGTGGCTCCGCAAACGCGGATATCTTGGAACAAAAGGAGAATACTACAATCAACCTATGCAAAGGTGGGTAGAAGCAGGGATGTTTGAGATCAAGAAAAGAACGATCACAAAACCGAATGGAGATTTGATTACGGTAAGTACACCTCTTGTAACCGGGAAAGGACAAGTTTATCTCGTGAACAAGTTCCTAAAAGAATATATTTCAAAATGAAAATGAAAAATCACTCAATTTGTCACAATATAATGTTACATTTTAGTCTAAAAATACTGTTTGACATATTATATTGTGACAAATCCATAAAAAGTTTGTTACTTATAAATACTCTCTCCCTCTCTCCTACCCAAATGTTAAAATCAAAAATCCATATTTTAGACCTTAAAATCACTCTATTTTGAGTCAAAAATATACAATAAGTAAATTCATTTTCGCCTATAAGGGAAGTCGGATTTTCAAAATTAATAAATCATTGATATTTAATCATTTAACTCAAAAACTTACCAAAACGTCATTTTTACACCTTATTGTAAAAATATACAATAAGTCCAATCACCATTTTCTTGTCTCATTTTACCTCAATTGTTAAAACCAATCTGAAAAAGTAATAGTAAATAGTTGCATTTTGGTAGGAAATTTGTTACAGAAGGTTAAATAGAAGAAATCACCTTTCCAGAAGGCAAAATTCCATTCATTTAGGTGTAATTTATAGCAATCCAGACGTATTTGTAGTAGGAGATTTACCCTATTTTGTAACAATAAACTATTACATTTTAGCCTGTTTTTGGACTTTTATTGGTATCATTTTAATAGGAACAGTCTTTGTTTACTTTACAAATAGTCAAAATTCAAAAATAGTCGGAAAATAGGGCGTGTAAGACCTATCAAAAATCACATAAGTCTGAAAATCAAGAATTTAAAATTTTCCAATTTTGTCCAACCCCTTATATCGAAAAAAGTTTTGAAAACCCGATTTTCCTACTTTCATTTTGATAGAAAAATCAATTATTTCTAAATCATTTTGTTAAAATAGGGAGATTTTATGTATTGAGCGAAGCGATTATCCCTCGGAAGGGACAAAGAATCCGCAAGGATTCCCCTTCCGAAAGAAAAACGGATAGGACAACCCACCAAAAATCGCCAATAGGAAACCAAATCCATATCTCTGTACATATCAAGAAAGAAAAACAGGAAAGTCAAACCTATAGGAAAGGAAAAGAAATACCCCCCCCTCCCCTCCCCCATTCAAAAAGAGAAAAAAAAAGAAGATATTGCAGATAAAACAATGTTTCTACTATAATAGAAAAAGTAGGATGGTAAATTGCCAATAGGAGTGCATTTTTGAGATTTTATATACATAAGATGCTGAAAATCAATAGATTGAAAATATACTTATTTTGAAAAATCCCCACCAAGAGAACTATTTGAGAACTTTTTCTTGTGACGTATTAGGCACGCCACCTCAATATGGAGAGTCCTCAAACAGTCCCTAAAGATACCCTACTAAAACAAAATACCCCGGATTACCTGCTTTTCCGCTTATTTCTGGCACTTTCTTTTCAAAATGATATACCAATACCACCCAGATAAAAAAATAAAGCCTTAAAAACGATTATTTGAGATTATGGAATTGGATCACAGGAACGGGAAAAAGGAGAAGCAAAAAGGATATAGAGGGAGTACCACCTACCTACATACTCCATGTATAAGAAGAAAAGAAAGGGTACAAGAGTGTCTACACCAAAAACAAAAGTTCCTATATATATTATATATAATATATATAGGAAAAATCAAATATAAGGATATATCCAGAGCAAAAGAAGATATAAATGCATACGAAGCTATATATGATACTCGTATATACAGATAATGCCCTATTATATCAAAATAGGGTTATTTGTGTCAAATTTGAAAGGTTTCAGCTTAAAATATCCCTATTTTTATTGTAAAAAGTACAATAAGTTAAACTCTTTTTGCCTATAGGGCGTACTCGAAAAATTAATTCATTTAAAATATTGATTTTTAGCAAGTTATCTATTTTTACTTCAAAAACTCGATTTTTTTAGAGTGATTAAAAATTATACAATAAGTGATTTACTCTATTTTAGTGTCAAAAATGAAAAGTATTGAGGTTTTACGGGTGAAAATAGGTACATTTTTGGTATTAGTATAGCTCTCAAAAATGGGTCGTACATGGTGCGTTGTAGCACCATAGAGCCATTTTTAAAAACAATAGATATATAACTCCCGCAAAAAAGAAAGGCAATGTATAGAGTATAAAAATAGATATAGAAGGTGATCAACAACTATAAAAATAGAAGCGAAAAATAGACAGCAAACACAATCGCAAACACTCTAGAAGGTACATGAATAGTGGAAAAGATAGGATAATAGAAGGATAGGAGGGAAGGTGTTTTGTGTAGGGTGATGGCAGGTAGGGCGGGATAATCTCACATACATAAATCTAAAGACACATACACAAAACATACATAACACATACACAACACATACACAACACAAAACATACATAAATCTAAAGACATAGCATACATAACACATACATAAATCTAAAGACACAAAACACATACAAAACATACATAGCATACACATAACATACACAAAAGTCCTTTACAAAAGATAATCACATTTACACCTACCTACCTAACATTTTCATATTTACATTCCTTTGATTTCCTTCTTTTCTCTTTTTCCTATTCGTTATAACTTTTAGTTATAGGTTTTCGACATGCTTTTTCTATTTTTTTTCTTTTATTTTGATAGGTATTTGTGTAATTTGTTGATATTCAAATAATTGTGTATTTTGCTATTTAGATTCATTCTAAATAAGGTTTTCTTTATTGGTATTAAGTTATAACTATTTGTTTTAAAATTGAGGTTCCGCCCGCGCCGGCGCGCTTTCGCTTCGCCTCAATTTTGATATAAGTAACAAACAAAACAAAGAAAAATCATCAAATTAACCTTTCTTAACTATAAAACCTTTGGTATGTAACATTAAAGTGTTACATTTGCAATGTGATAAAGAACTAACAATAACAACTAATTAAATTAACAAGCATTATGAAAACAAAGTATATTTATAAGGGTGAAGAAATTTTACACAGTACGTTTATTTCTCTATGTCGAAAAATTGGTGTAAATGGTGGGAGAAAATTTACTACTTTGGAGAAATTGCAGCAAGAAGCAAACAAAGGAAACGAAAAGGCGATTGAATTATTATCAAATTTGCAAATACAAAGCAATTTTGTAGGGAAAGTCCTATAAAATAAATGTAAATAATACACTTTAAAGTCCCATAAAACAACAAAGTTATGAAGATGAAAGCTATACAAGTAACATTAGAGGCGTTGAAAGTGGTATTTATTTCTTTCGTTATCGCTCTTATTGTTCTATTTGTTGATGAAAGGAACTTTTTGCATGTTATCTTATCTGTTCCTATTGTTTTAATTTTACTTTATATTTTGGTTGAAAAATCATTTATAAGTAACAAACAAAACAAAGAAAAATCATCAAATTAACCTTTCTTAACCATAAAACCTTTGGTATGTAACATTAAAGTGTTACATTTGCAATGTGATAAAGAACTAATAATAACAACATAAACAAATAGAGATCATGAAAAAAGAACAAATTTTTGAATTTATTGTCACTGAACTGAAAAACAACAATACTATTGTTGTAGCAACTTTGGGCAATGGAGGTGGTGGACTCACCCTATTACAGGGTGATTGTGTAGAATTTATTGAGGAGCTTAAAACTTACTCTTTTGACGGAAAAGTGAAAGGCTGTTTAGATATAGTTGAAAGCGAATATATAGAAGATGCAAGCGAAATATATCAATTTTCCGGGAACGGGTATAAAGTACAAATTTTAACATTAATAAAGTAAGGTGCGCAAACCTTGACAAAACGCGATAAGGCAACATGCTACAAATAAAGTATTTTCCTTCTTGGAGAAAGAAGGCTATCATTGGGAGCAACCAAACACACAAACATTCCACCTATTTAAGAACGGAAAAGAAAAGGCGTTTAAAAATGAATTTGAAGCATATAACTTTGTCCGAGACAAAGAGAATGAAAGTTACTTTGCTTTTAATGTCTCGGACTATACGGACGATATGATAGAAGTAACCGGACTCGACTTGAAAAGCATCTCATTTAAAGTAAAACAGGATAGCCCAAAAGAGTTAAAAGTTATACAGGATATAAAGCTATATGATAAAACCGGGGAAATAGTGTTTACTTATGGTGATGGGAATACAAACACTATAGTAGAAACAATTTTCAATGGTGATAGTGTGCTGCAAAGTGTTTTGCAAAAGATAAACGAAAGCATGTAACGCTATGATCCGGTTAAACAAATTCCTTTCCTTGTTTGTCTTTAAAAGGCAGATAAGGAAAGAAAAAGGAAAGAATAGAATGAAGTATTGCACAAAAGACAATGTTAAGTTTGTAACATGGAAATACAATGCCGGCGTGCCGTGCTTCTATTTGAACAAATCTGTAGATATTGTGAATGTACTTCTATTGAATGATTCAAAAAAGTTACAAGGTTTTTTCTGTAAAGGATATTTTGTGAAGAATATCCTAAAGAAAAACAAAAAGAAATTTTTGCCGGGCAACTTTTATCAGTTCCTTTATAAATTGGTATATGTCGGCTACAAAATAGAAAACGGAGAAAGACTGAAAATGTATCAGCTTAAAGAGGTTGCATATTTTGAAAGTGTTTAGCCTTTCCAAAGAAAAAAATTTGTATATCTTTGCTATGTGTAGAAATTTTATGTTTGTTATATTATTAGTTTAGTTATTCAATTGGTATTTAGTAGTTTAATTGGTTTATGCTATTATTTTGTCCTTACCGGTACGCGATGTATAGGTAAGGACTTTTGTTTTTGTCCTTTCTTTAGTGTAGTTTTGTCACATAATAAAAACAACCATTAAATTTTTGTCAAAATGAAGTTACAAAAGTCTGTAGACAAACCTTCTATAGTTTGCGATAACTGTAGATACAAAATCGAATGTCCTTATGTGGACAAATCAGAATGTTTTGAATATAATAGTGCACAGCTTTTCAAATCTCAAATCGAAGAATTGAACAATGCAGAAGGGGAAACAACTTACTAATAAAGATTTACCGGCTATTTCCCAAAAGGACTTTGTGGAAATAATAGAACAAGCTCCAGAAGTGATCCAGACCGCTTCCAGTGAGTTAAAAAACGCTTTTGTCGCTTTGGAAACGGCAGAAAGGGCACTGTCTGAATCGTCTTACCGATTCTTTGTTTTTGAAGGTAGGGACGGAGAGGAAATTACAGCCGACCTCAAAAGCTATTCTGCAAAGGGTTTCATTCTCCGTCACGGTGGGAAAGAATCGGATGTAAAGAAGGCACAACGACACAAAGAAATGTTTGTTATGCCTCTTATAGAAGAAATAAAGAGGTGCAAAGAGGCATTTAATGATATTTACCGGAAAGAAATGCTTTCCTCTGTCACGCCGGAAATTATGACCTATATAGTGAAGCTATTTGGGGAAATGAACGGTGTTGATGACGTCCAGAAAATCCTAAAGGAAGAAAAGAAGATAAAACTTACCCAAAAGGAACTGCAAGCCATCTTCGCCAAAAAGAAAGCGGAAATCGAAAGCAAACGTGCCGTATTTCTTGCTTCATCCAATCAATATAAGGTAGCAACAGAAGCTGGACGCCTACAGATCATTAACACTATCATAATAGACCTTCAGCACCGGTATCAAAAATATCTGGCGGAAGAAAAGGAAGAAAAGGCACTTATATTCGAGCGGGAAATAAGAAACATGCTTGAACAAGCAAGAAAAGAAGTAAAGGGCAATGAGCTAAAACTGACTGTAGACGGGAAAATAGATATTGTCGCTACTTTGCACGGACAGGAAAACGTTTCTCGTGTATTTCGTACACTTCCTATCAATTCTATTATAATAGGTCTTGTCGCTGCCAAATCCGGTCTTGATCCTACTGTATTGGTACACCAACTTGCAACAAGTTACTATAAGGACTTTAATGGTTTCAACAAAACAATTCTTGGTAGGGAAAAGATCATGCTTCCGGGTGACCTGATTCGTGCAGCCAATTGGGAAGAATTGGAAAAGCAAAACAAGAAGTTTTTGGACGAAATGACGCCTTATGAAGTGCAGGAGGCTACTTATATAGATGATGAAAGAAAAGCCTCTGTAAAGGACAGATTAAAGGCTTTACGGCTTAAATAGGGAAAGGGAGCTATGACGAACAAGGAAAGAAAGATAAACCTCTATATAAAAAGAGTGGAAAGGTTTAATGAGCTTTGTCCTTCCAACGGGTTCCTGTGGGGAAGTACGATCATTAAACCTATCACAAGGCGGAATTTGAAAATAGCTCTGTCGGAAGAAAAGGAAGAAAGCATAGACCGGAAGATAAAAGGAGTTGAAAAGTTTATAAAGTATCTGGAAGGTGATGCGGGCAGTGACGGAAGGAAAAGAATGCTACCGGAACTGAAAAAGTATCTGGTAAATGTAAAGGACGCGAAAATAAAAATATCCCCATCTATAAAAGTGTTTGTAAATGGGGATATAAGATCGCGTTTGTCTCTTTTGGAAAAGAAAGACGGGAAATGGACTGTATCGGACTACCGGGGAACGGTATTGAAACTGAAAAACCAGGAATCAGCCCTTCAAAGGGAAATCTTGTTCAGATTGAAAGCAAAATATGACCGGTCGATCATACCCAATACAAAAACTATTTTCCGGGCTTATTCTTAACCTAAGTACATTTCCCCATGATATTCTATATGTTTGGAATTGATAGGGAGATTGATTACTTTTGCACTATTCCAAACAGGAACAGCATTCTTTACCGGGATGATTACAGGTTTCTTTTTGGGAGTTTCAACATTCTTCTTTTCGTAAGGCATACTATTAGTTTTTAAAAGACGAAAGGGCTAAGAACCGATTTTTACAGATTGTGTTCAAAGCCCTTTCTTAATTAACGTAATTTACTAACAACGAGATTGTTAATGCGCCTACTCTGTTAAGGATTTTCGGCATCCTCCTTTATTAAAACTTAGATTTGTTCATAGAGGAATTTAGAATAGATTTTTGCTATTTCATGCTCTCACCTCCTTTCTTTTAATGGGTTTGCAACTCGATTAACTATAAACAATTATACAGGTATATATTTCTTACTCAATTGTGATCCAAATATCTTCTCCTTTGTTCTGTGCTTCTTTTAGAATAGCAACAAGTTTTTGTTCATAAGGTGTGGAGTTGATCACTTTCCCTTTCACCTTGTTTTCCCCCACAAGAATACAGCCGGAGCTATCCTTGTCTGTATTCCCTCTGTGGATTCTAATACCCTCAAAATGAGGGACGTCCAGCAATAAGGGTAGTTCTCTTTTAAACCGGGGAGACATATTTACAACAACTTTGTATCGTCCGTAAGGAATAGCGGATTCGCCATATACTTTTGTTTCCCCGTTGTCAAATTCACCGGACTTGTCCTTGTCTCTTACACGATCTTCCAAGGTGTCACAAAAATAAGTCTCATCAATGTACATCTTTCCTATTGTATAGGGATAATCAATAGGTGTTATTCTTTTTACTTTAATCTCCATAATCAATTGATTTTTAAAAGTTTATAATAAATCAAGCATATCTTCTACCGTCACTTCTTTTAGGTTTATGTCGGGATATTCGTCTTTGATCAGTTCGTCTATGTATTCTACATCTTCGAACTTTTCCTGCTGGATCAAGAGATTTCTAAATCCTATGAGATAGTTAAGTCTTACAGAATCAATTCTTGAATCTATTGCCATGCAGTAGTGTCTTAAGTTCTTAACTCTCAACCAAAGAACAAATACAGTCCCCAATAGGAAAACCGTTATTATTCCCAGTAATACAATGCAAATTGTCGAAAATTCCATATCTTTTATCGTTTGTAAGCCATTTTTTCTAACTCCACAGTAGTTATATTCTCCGGGATTGTTTTAAGGCGTTTGTAGCGTCCTCTTTCAATCCGTTCTATGAATCCTGCTCTGTAAAGATAAGTAATAGTTTTTCTAAGTGTGCCGTTAAAGAATAAATTGCATCTCGATACATCGAAAAACTCAAACGGACGATCCATGGAATTAATATGTCTAATGAGTTTTTGAAGCTCTGTTTCTTTCTTTCTGCTCATGTCTTGTTGTTTTTAAATTGTACTTGTGAAAAACAGGAAAGCGTATCTTCACAGACCGGCTTTCCCAAAATGAATCTTAGCTATTATGGAAAATATAAACAGTTTATATTTTTCATTCATTTTCATGTGACTTAAAATATGTACGATTACATCTACTGTCCAGCCGTTTCCAAGCATCCTGCATTGTTGTGTTGCGCTGCATTCCCATTTATACCATTCCGGTATTGTTTGCAATCTTGCACGTTCAACAGGAGTAAGCCTTCTTATTCTGTCTTTTTGATAAACAAGATCATATATGCCGGCACCACCAAGACATAATGTTTGGGATTTTTGGTTTTCTGTTCTGCAATCTGCACCAAAACCGTTTCCATTACATCCTTTAGGACAAGACCTCTGTCTTTTGCCAATCATAGATAAATTGTAGCAAGGACTTCCACCTAAAATCAAATCTATTTTCTCTAAATCAGCTACCTTTATATTCCTTACATCTCCTAATTGGATTGTATCAGGAAAGTTAAGCTGGGTTTGTTTTATTGCAAACTTGTCTATCTCACTTGCATAATATATGTCGGGTTCAATTCCCAATTCCTTCAACGCTATCTGTCCACAGGGCATCCCGTCAAACAAGCTAAGTACATTCATGACATTAATCTATTTCTATGTATGTTTCTAATTCAGTCAATGTAACCGACTTTATAACCAGATCTTCAATATCCGACAGAAAATCAAAATACAGTTTTGTTCTTTCTATGGCTTCCGTGTCGGAATCAGACCGAGCCATCAAAACAACTTTCTGCATTTTTACTTTTCCTTTAGGAGTTGTCTCCGGGCAATAGGAAACGACTTTGAAAAACTTCTCTCCATTCCCTACTACAGAAATAATATCTGTTTCCTTGATAGGAGAAATCCTAAAGTCTTCATTTGTTTCTTTCGCTCCCCAATCAGTAGTGATCGCTTCTACTTCCGTATAGGTGTAAGTCCTAACAAGAATAGTTCTTTTAATAGGTATTCTTGGAGGTTTAAAACCGTCCGGATTGTCTGTCCAGTAATTTATAGTTGATTCGAAATACATGATGCTTTAGATTAATGATTGTAAAATAATTCCTTTTGTAAAATCGCACCCCTCACTACCCCTTGGGATAATAACGAAATTCTTAGACGGTGATTCCATCTTAAAATTGTAGGTTATTTCCGGGTCGGGAAGAAAAGATGCTTTTTCTATGTACAGAAACTTTTTGGCTTTCTTTCTCCATGCGGAAAAATCATAGGAGAAAAGCGGTATTCCTTCGGCCGACAACAAAGACATCCAGTTTCCCCACATATCCATTACAAGAAGTCCTGCTGTTGCCTTGAAGCTGTCGCCGGTATTTAAAGTAAAATTCATTACATGGTTGTAACCGTCTTTGATACACTCTGCAAGCTCCCTCCCAAATTCTGAATGATTTTTTAATGTGACTGCAAGAGTGAGATGCCCGGTTTCATATATCTCATCACATCTCATGGCTCTTGCGTCACTGTCTAAAGCAACAAGGACATCTTTTGTGATTCCGTCATTCTTCCCCATCTTCCTTTTTATTAGGGATAAGAAGAACGGATGGTACGCCATTACAGCCTTGGTTCAAAGGTATTTCATTCCATTTGCCTTTTGTAATGGCTTTCACTTTTAAGAATACATCCAAAGGAACACCCAACATTAACGGTTGCGGTTTATAGGAATGATCCTTTCTCCATTTTGCCATTTGAAGCTCGATGTTTGTCTTTACAGCTTCCATAGAAGGTAAATAAGATCCCAGCTCTTCTATTTTGTTTGCATTGAAAAGCGAAATTTTCCCATTTTCATGAGGAACAATGATATAAAATTTATTCTTTTTCATCTTCTTAGTTTTTGATGTTGCAAATGTAACATTATACTGTTACATAATCGCTCTTTTATAGTTAAAATACGTAAAATTGTCAGTTTTTCTTTCTTTTGTTTGTTACTTATAAAGGCGATTCTTCTGTATTTATATGGCAATAAACCAGTTCTTCCTTTGCCCTTGTAATAGCAACGAACTTCAAGCAATCCTCTGCATACAAGGCTTTAGGTGTTTTTGCAAACTTGGAAGGAATTAATTCAGGATTTAAAAAGAAAACCCGTTTTGCTTCCAACCCTTTGCTTTTGTGTATGGTAGAAAGAATGATGCCGGTTTTATCGTCAGAGAAAATGTTTTTGATCTTTTGTTTCAAAGCTAAAAAAGAACCAGGGAAACGCTTGTATAGAATTTCAATGATAGAAACTTTTTCTTTCAATGCCACATAAGAAGCGTTGTTGGTAATAGCGATTTCAGACAGACCTTTTCCTTTTAATTTAGAGACTTTATCGTCTAATAGGAGGTATAGGTCGTCCAAGCGTTCCTGTCCATCTAAAAGCCGGTAAAGACTTTCTCCAAAATCCCGTCCCATGATGGATGCTTTCTTTCCTTTTTCTAATAGCATAATAAAAGTGACAACTAAAGGAAAGTTGTTCCTACAAAGAACAAAATCCCCGCTTTCGGCTTCAAAGATGTCACCACTTCTTACAACACCTTCTTTTGCTGTGGGAACACATTCTGTACCGGGAAACACTTCATTCGCTACTTCGACAATTTTCTTTGCACATCTGTAAGTAACAGAAAGTGGGAGGCAAATTGTATTCGGCATTCCTTTTATAGAATTGAATACATCCAAATCGGAACCCATGAAATTATAAATAAGTTGTTTTGAATCCCCTACAGCAACAAACCTTCCTCTTGGTTTGATATATCTTTGTAAAATTTCCTTTTGAAGTGTGAATAAATCCTGTCCTTCATCTGCCATAACAACTTGATACTTAGGAAAGTTCATTTCATCCACAAAATTATATGGAATCCATAGCATGTCTGGAAAGTCCATTTTGAAAGATTTGTTGTCTTGTATTTTGGCACAATCCTTTCTCCATCTTTCATTGATTTTATTCAGATCATTTATCATTGAATTTTCATAATCCAAATCATATTCAATACAAAGCGCAGAGACATTTCTTTCGTTGATTTCACAAAGCGACAGCCTAATCTTTTCCCACAATTCTTGTAAGGCAAAATAATATCGCATTTTCTCTTTGTATTCCTTCTTCCTAAAATCAAATAATTCCATACAAAGAGAAAAGCATTTGTTTTCTTCAAGCTGCATTCGGAATCGAAAATTTTTCATTAATGTACGAAGTCCCATTGAATGAAAAGTGTTGCACTCTACTGTAGTAGGTAGTTTTGTTTTTAGCTCTTCTGCAATACTTTTGTTAAAAGCCATAAACAAACAACTTGTACCTTCTTTTGTCCGATTGCATAGCTCAGTAAGCGTTTTTGACTTGCCAGACCCCGCAGTTGCTTCTACCACTATGTTTTTATTGGTATTCTCGTAAGCATCGAAAATAGCCAATTGATACTTGCTCCATTCCATAATTCTTTTCGTTTGCTTTTATTGTTGTTAGTCTTCTTTTCTTAGATAGTGTAGGAACTCAAACGGCTCTCTTATGCCATCCAAATATTCTTCGTCCCATTCGTTATCGTACGCTTCCCTTTCAAAAGAAATGTTTCTGTAAGCCTCTTTAAAACTCTTGTATTGAATTAATCTTACAACCCATTCTATCCCATACCACAAAAAGAAAGGTAGGACAAGAAGCTCTATTTGCTGTTTTAGATGAATTGATTCATGGTTTATTATTCTTTCTGCCTATGGTGGTATGAGAAAACCCTTTTCTTATGTGATATTCCTTGTCTTTCCATTTGATGTAAACGGCAGACCCACCCAGCCTTTTAGGATGTTTTGCATAGCAACTGCCGTCTGTCCAAACTTCAAGAACCTTTCCTTTTCTTTGCTTTTTCGCCATAACTTTTTAAAATCATCAGACTTGAATCGTCCTCAAAGCCCTTATTCAACATATCGGTTACCGATTTCTTGTTTTTCAACATTTCCCATAAATCCTTGTCTATGGTAGAAGATGAAAGCAAGTATTGGATTGTGACCGGATTTTCCTGTCCGCTCCTTTCCAATCTTCCTATTACCTGTACAAGATCGCTTGGACGAGGTGGCAATTCCAAAATAGCCATGTTTGAGCAAACCTTTTGAAGTCCATCCACCCCTGTACCCAGACATCCCATATTGGCAAACAAAAGTCTTTTGGAAGGATCGAAAGAAAAGTCAGACAATACCTTTTCCCTTTTCTTTCCGGTCGTCTCACCTATGACAAGCAGGCTGTTTTTGAAAAGTTTCTGAATGTCTTTCAAAATAGTGGAATGAGAACCGAATACGAGTAATTTGTCATCTTCGTTTGCTTCTAACCATTCTTCTATCCATTTTTTAATTGCTTTCACCTTTCCTTCCAAAGAAAGCTGTTTTAGAAGATTCATCTTTACCAGAAACTCCGCTCTTGCAGCTTTTTCCACCTTTTCTTCATCCTTGAAATGCTTAAAGATAAATTCCAATAAATCTTCTTCCGCAGACTTGTAAGCCTTTTTGTTGGTTATCTCGCATTCCACCATGTTTTCGGTTACAGGCGGAAGCTCTTTTAAAGCATCCCGTTTACTTACATGGAAATAGCAACATTTGATGAGAAGGTCGTTCAGTTCCTTGATATTGGATGCACCTGTCACATCCATTCCAAAAAAAGTTTCTTTCATGTTGCAATATCTTTCAAAGAAATAGTGATGGTAAGGGTCATCCGGCGCAATCTCTTTCAATCTTCCTATAAGTGCGAGTATGTTCAACAGTTCTGACGGACGGTTCATGATAAGCGTACCGGTTAACCCTATGATGGCAGAGGATTTTCCCGTCAACTTTTTGAATGTTTTACTCCGTATGGATTTCCTGTTTTTCAGAAAATGGATTTCATCGGCTATGATAAGAGAGAATGTCTTTTTCTTCATCCCGTCCAGCCTTATTTCGATAGAGGTCTTGCCGTTCTTTTCTGTTCTTCTCCCCAGAATGTCGTAATTGATCACAAGAACATCGGCATCAAAATCTTCTGCCGGTGAAGTAGTGGAAATGACAGATACCCGTCTATTGGGATTTGTTTCTTTCCACTCTCTCAACCAACCGGATTTCACAGAAGCCGGACATACCACCATACAAGGGAAAAGATCAAGCATTTCTGCATAGAAAATGGACGAAGCGGTCTTCCCTGTTCCGACCGAAGAACCGTTTACATGGTTTCCGTGATTGATAGCGTAATAAAGATAGTCCATTTGATAGCTTCTCGGCTTTTTTAAGAGAGAAAGTCCTTCTATCAATAGTTCTATATCCTTTCTTGACAAAAGTTCCTTAAAAGGCTTTATTTCAGCTTTGCAACCTGTACGAACAATAGAAAGAGGATCAACTTCTTCTATTCCGCAATCCGATACAAATTCTTTGAGCAGAATTTCTTTAGCAGGATCAGATTTGATGTACAGTTCCTTGTTGGCAGAATTTCTTTTGTAAGAAGAAATGAATTTAAGCCTAAGTAACGCTTCCTTATCCAATCCGGCAAAATACCAATAGTCTTTTTCCTTGTAGTAGTACATCATTGATTCAATTTTATGTATTTACCTGATAATGATAAATTTTTGAGAATATTGTCAGCTTTACTCCCATAAGCAACAAAGCAACTATCTGTTCCTGGACTTCCGCCTTCTTTTCCGTGTTCATCAATAAACTTGATTCTTTTCCTTAGAAAATAAATAGAAGAGGCTTTATTCCATACAAATTCATGAAACATTGTGTTTCCTACTCGTGCATAAATAAGAGCTATTCCATTGTTGTGTTCTGATAATTTTCCCATAAATAGCTTTATTGTAGGGTTTGAGTAAGGTGGATTAAGAAACACAAACCCTTTCCAATCCTGTACAAGTCCATCATCTTCTTTGGTAAAGCATTTCTTTGCAGTGTACCAATCTTTTTAGGAGCACAAGGATCAAGATCAAAATCATTTCCTAACGCTTCTATAATGTAAGGTGGTGTGTACCATTCTACTGTTGCTGATTTACCACCTCCAAATTTTGTTTCAAAATTAGTGTTCATTTCTTTCTATTGTCTATAAATTCAAAATAATACTTGCCATTCTTACACTTAATCTTCTTAATGATACAGAAATTCTTAATATTGACTTTTCCATCTCTTTCCAGTTTGTCAAATATGACTTCAAAGAGTAGGGAGATAATCTTGTCTACAGATCGCATGGAAATAAAACTTCTGGCATTTGTCCTAAACCCGGCTTTATTCAATACTTTCATGAAGTTGAGAGTTACCTCCTTGTAAATCTTATTCATTCGTTTCTATGTCAAATTAAACTACTCAAATTGATCATCTTCATTAGGATCATAAGTTTCTTCATCCTCAAAGTCATTGATCCAGTCTTCTATATCTCTTTCCATCCTATTCTGATTTCAAATTCTTCTGGCGTCAAAATAGGAATGTTCAAATCCTTAGCTTTTTTTATTTTGGATGAAGAACTTTCTTTGTCTTTTGTTACAAGGATTGTGGTGTTTTTAGATACACTGGAAACAATTTTGTGGCCTTCTTTTACAAGACGTTCTTCCCACTGTTTGTTTCTGAACCCTGTAAAGCAAACTGATTCGGGATTGTCGTTTTCCACCGTTTCTTCTTGGATAAAAGAAATAGAAACAGGTATACCACTGCAAAGATCAAAGAATGTCTTTAGTCCGTCATTGAAAGATTTTGCAGTAGTCTCGACAATACCATCAATAGAAAGCAAGTCTTTCATAAGAACTTCCTCGTTTTCGAACATATAGTCTATCTGGTCTTTGGTGAGGCTGTTGAAAATCATCTGGCAAGTCTTTTCTCCTATTACACCACCGAACACATTGTAAGCAGTCAGAATTCTTGCAAAAGGAACTCCATCGTCTACATAGGAATCAAATTGCTTTCGCAGTTTTTTGGAAAGGCTTTTACCTATTCCTTCGATCTTTTCAAGTTCCTCTTTTGTTACGTTTATGATGTCCTCGATAGAGAAAAGTCCACCTTTATAGAGTTTTCTTACAGTTGCTTCCTGCATTTCTTCTGTGCCCAATGTAGCAAAGAAATAGACAAGTTGTTTTATCGCTTTTTCATCACAATTAGAATTTACACAAACAAGGTCGGTTAGGGTTGTATCCCATTTCAAAGGCTCTCCGCAAGAAGGACAGAACATCATGCTATCACGCATCCCCTCAAAGCACTCAATGCTGTATTTCAATGTTTCCAAGTGTTTGGGGATAACATCTCCACTTCTTGTGACTACTATATAGGCATTAGGACAAATATGATTGTCAGTAATGTATTTTGCATTGTAACCGGTACAGCGTGTAACCGTAGCACCATCAAATTCAACCGGTTCAAAAACGATTACAGGCTTGCTTTTCCCATCTTTTGAAATACCCCACTCGATAGAAGTAACTTTGGTTGTGTATCTTTCCTGCCAATCCGGGTTTTTGTAAGCAATCGCGTAACGCGGATTCCCGTTAGGAAGCCGTCCCAAAGTCCTACGAATATTCTTGTTATCCACTTCAATTACAAGGCCGTCACATTTGAAATTTTTGGTAAGCTCAAACAGTTCATTCAAGTAATCAAAAGCGGATTTTTCGTCATCGAAAATAGAAGCAGAAGTCACCCAATACTGCGTAGCATACGGTTCATAGGTATTGTAAAGCTCTGCAAGTTGCAAAGATTTGTCCCTATCCAAGTCCATGATACCGTATCGGATATAAGCGGTGTTCCCTAAAACCTGCGGATTCATTTCGTCTGCATTGAAAGCTTCTGCCACAGAATTTCTTGCACTTTTGTAACCAAGAGGTTTTACGTTTTTCAAAAACATACCGACAGGAATAATGGCTTCACCAAAAGTAAAACAAGATTTCTTTCCCATAGGGTTGCCATGATTGACATATTCGTAATGCCGGTCACTTCTTTGTCCTTCTACTCCGTCACCTCTTGTCCAGCATTCATTTGTCGATTCGTCCACCAAAAGGGAAATGCCGTCATATTTAGGTGTAATGACAATTTTGTCATTTGGGTGAAGTTCCCATACATCTTTAACCCATCTTCTGATCTCACTGATTGTTTTTACCTTTTCCAAAGAAAACATAGGATATGGCAACTTTTTCATCCGGTCACCTTTTTTGTTTTCTTCAATGATAGGCTTTGTCAGGATTTCACTATCAGGATATTCCTTTTTCAACTGGTCGATCAAAAGATCATACTCCTTATCGCTCATAATAGGAGTGCCTTCCAGTTCTTTTTGCTTGCCCTTGATTTCTATCAAAATCTTATAGGCTTCCGGGAAGTTGTCTTGCAATTGTTTTTCTGTGTTGATATGGTCGAGAGCACAAGCAACTCTGTTTCTGGTTTCGTTTCCCAGCTTTTTAAGCTCATACGCTTTCTTGCTCCATTCCAAAATATCTTTTTCGAAACAGCGTTTCAAATCGTCCATGTATTCATCCCAGAACATCCTGGGCATCCCTATTCCATCCAAAGGAATACCCTTATAGATGGTTACATTCTTTGTTTTTAGAAGTTCGTTTGTCGGGATATTTTTGTAAAACAAAAGTGGCTGCATGGATGGGTATCTGTCTACAATAGATTTTATTTCTGGCGGAAGAATATCATCCACTCTATCTTGCAATTGTGTTCCAATTGCCGCCAAATAATCACTCAATTTCTTTTCTACTTTTTGGACAAATTGATTTCTAATCATTTCTTTGTCCGCTACTAATAGTTTAGCCATAATCTCAAATTCTTTTCGTTACTTTTAGTAAAATGAATAATGCAATCAGAATCGTAAAAGCACCTATCCCCATCCCTCCTAAAAAAGAAAGCAATCTGTTGGGAGCTGCTTTTACTTCTTCTTTCAAGTTTCCGTTTTCTTCGCTCATCTTGGACAGTCTTTCTTTGAGGCTTTTTACAACTAATTCCAAACTATCGCAAGAAGCTGTTACAATAATGGTGTCACCTACTTTCTGAACAATCACATTTGCTTGTCCCTTGCTTGTTTCCCTCTTTTCCCCATCTTCCATTTTTTGAGGATTGATAGTGAGGTTTACAATTGAATAGGGAATCTTTACAAGCGTATCTGTCAACTCTCTTTCCCAGAATAGGGAATCTTTTAATGTGAAGTTATAATTTGTCTTTTGGGAAGGGCGGGATTTGCACCCACCCAAACCAATAAAACAACAAAATAACAAACAAAAAGCAATTACCGAATTTCTTTTCATATACTTTCTTTTATGATTGCAGATTTCAAGAATCCTGTTATCCCTATCCTTAGGGATTTCAATTTTCCATTTCGAACAACATCCAGTTCAATGTTTCTAAAATCCCTTGCCACACTTACGCCTTTGATTGTGGCTTCTCCTATTCCGGGAAGTTCTATTGTCTTATCTCTCAATCTGTTTAGGATACAGTTATTCTTCGATTTCATGCGGTTTTAATACGCTTTTGTAAATCACGAAGTTCTCATGTCCGAAACTGATAGAGACGGAATCACATTCTTTTACCCATCCCCTTATTGTTCCTTCCGAATAATTGGAAAGGTTGGCTTTTAGAATAATATCTGTAATGTCCCTTCCAATTGCTTCGTTTTGGTAAAAGTCCCTTGTCTTCCCGTTGAAGTTGTCTAAAAGGATGGCTCTTTCCATCTTTCCGTCTGCCGACATAATAGCAAGAACAGGCTTCTTTCCTATTCGTTGCATATGACTGATAGCTATATAAGAATTACGTTCCATGGTTGATATTTATTTTATGTTCAGCACGTTCTTAATTGTTTTCTCTTGATAGAAGCGTTTTCTATCCTCACTTCCGTCTTTCTTTGAAAAGTCGTTTGCCCTTTTCTTTAACATCTTCGCTTTGTTCTCGGTGGACATCATTTTAAATTCTCCTATGGAAATATCGGGAACTGTTTCGTTCTTTTCTTCTTCATAGGAAACTTGAATGCCACATACCGGACATTTGGGAAGATTTGAAGGGACAAGTTTATTGTACCGAAAGACGAACTTTGCATTTGTCATGGGAGATTTTATCCCAAACCTTTCGCAGTTTTCATTATCACAATAAATTCTTATCATTTTGAATCTGTTTGATTTTGTCCTTCAAAAGAGAAAGTTGCTTTTCCACTTCTTCCAGCCTTGAAGGATCATTTACATTGCTTTTGAGGTAGGAAAGATCATGTTCGATACTTTCCAGTCTGTCTAAGAAAGACAAGACAAAAATATTCAAATACTTACCGTTTGCCATAGTCGAAATTATTTTGTTTGTTACTTATAACGGACGCAAATGTAACAGTATATTATTACATCACCAAGCATTTTTGTACATTTTTGTCTTGAAATTGTCAGATTTCTAAATCAGACCTTTCCGTCTTGCATATTCGGCAATCAGAATACCATCCCTATCCGGGTGTTTTATAAGCACTTCTGGGAACAACCTTTTCCCTATATCCAAAGAAGCCTTTTTAAGTTCCGGTGCACCTGTAATCCCCTTTGGCAGTAGTGCCCTTTGCCATTCCTTGGAATCCACAAAAATGTACGGCACTTGATAAAGTTCCAATACAGTCAATTCCGCTTCCAGTGCACGCATAGCAGAACAAGTTGCCTCAAAGCGCGCAGGATTCTTCATGGGACGTTCAACAATCGCAACGCATGGTGCGTGTTCCTGTAAATCTGCAATAATTTCTGCCAATACTTTTACATCCACACGAGAGATGTTTTTCTTTGCTTTTGTGTAATCCTGACCGGAAATAACAGGTGTTTTTACCATGTTGTAGTAGGTAAGATCTTTCCCTACTATTCCAATCGAGCCGGTTACACCGTTGTCTATTCCAATATAAAATTTCAATTCTGTTTCCTTACTCATTGTTCAATACGGCTTACGCCGTTCTCCTTTACTATTTTAAGCGTTTTGCATGAAGCGTTTTCATTCGAAATATGGGTGGTAACCAAAATAGGATATTGGATAAACTCCAACGCTTCGATCACATCATACAGGCTTTCTTTCGACAGCCCTTCCGTGATTTCATCAATGGATAGGAATTGCAGTCCTCCCCATTTGTTTGCTTCGTTTATCATATTCTGGATAGCAATGATAAGGGCTATTTCCACCCTTGCGCGTTCTCCACCGCTGTAGTACCAAAAGTTTTCCGCTTCGTCCCGGACGACATACGGTGTTATTTCTTCTTTGATGTCCCCGTCCGCTTTTGTCTTAAATCCTTCTATTAAGATACGAAGGTCGCTGTTTTCCGCTTTCAGAATGTTATTAGCTCTCGATTGGATATTTTTCAACTGTTCCAATGCAAGGTACATCTTGAAAGACTTAAATCTGCCGATCCATTCTTTTTTCTTGAATAGAAGTGCGTCCAAATCGGAAAGCTCCTTGTCATATCCGGCAATCGAAAGCATAGTGTCCTCTATTTGTTTTTCTTGTGAAGACACATCCACTTTCGTAGCTTTTTCTTTCTTGATTTCCTTTATCTGTCTTTCGTTGTTCTTGATATCAACCAAGTTGGATTCAATCTTTTCAGACAAAGTTTTCTTTTTCCTTTCCAAAGAAGAAATGGTACTTTTGGTCTGTTCAATATCATCATTGATCTTGTAAATAGATGTATTGATTTCCTGTGTCGACTGACGAATCTTGTCTATTTCATCCTCTTGCTCGTTTTTTATTTGGATGAAAGAAGAAATAAGGTCTTCGTATTCTTTCAAAGATTCGTCCAAAGTCTCCATCTCGGAAACAACTTCTTTCTCCTGTTTTCCGATTTTTATCTTTTTCTTTTCTTCCTGTTCCAGTGTAGTGTCTTTCAGTGTAAGGAATTTGTGCTTACATTTTGGGCAAGTAATCGCACCGGATAAGTTTACAAGGACTTTTCTAAGGGATACTTTCAGTTCATCATGAATTTTTGAAAGTTCTTCTTTCATTTCCAGCACTTCATTCTGATTTGCTTTTGTTTCCCCCAATTCCTTTTTAACAGATTCAATCACTTCCTGAATTTCTTTAGTAGAAGGCAGGCAGCCTTTCTTCTTTTCTTCTTCTTTTAAAAGAGCTTCCAGTTCTTCCAAAGTGGAATTATTTTCCTTGATACTTTTATCTGCACGACCAATTTCATACCGGAAAGAATCAATTTCTTCTTTCAGAGATTTTATCGTACTTTCTCTTTTTTCAATACGAAATAGTTTGTCGGATTCAAAGTCAAAATTGACAGCATCTTCTATTACCTGTTTTAGTGCCTCTATGCTACCTTCTGCACGATCCTTTTTACTTTGAATAGCAAGTTTTTGAGAAGACAAAACATCCAGTTCTTTTTGAATGATGTCTTTTGCTCCATCCAAAAAATCGTAATTGATAAACCGGCTGATAAGAGCCAGCTTATCCGTATTGGAGCTTTTAAAGAACGATTTGTAGTATTCCTTACAAATAAGGAAATAGCTTTTCAAATCTTCCGGCGAAATGGCGATCCAAGAAAGGATATAGTTGTTCCCGTCTTTTACGGTAGCAAGTTCTACCGGTTTGCCGTTCAAAGACACATTCAGTTTACTGCTCCCTTTTAAGGGCAAAATACGCTCGATAGAGAGAGTTTCTTTTCTTATTGGACACTCTATATCTAAAGAAACTTTTGCTTCCTTCTCACCCCTTCTAATGAGCTTTTTATCCACACTGCTTCGGTAATTGTTCCCGGTAATGGCAAAATAGACGGCTTGCTGCATGGATGAGTTATGTGTAGGAATGTAGTTGTTTGTAACAAACATGCCGTCTTCACCGGAAACAGTTATGCACTGTTGTTCTTCTGTACCCAAACAAGTAAAGGCAATCATCTTTCGGGAAGGTTTGCCCAAACATTCCGGCACTTCAAAAAAGACTTCTTCGTCTTTCGATCTTTTCATGATTTCTTCAAGTGAGATCACATACCAGTCTTCGCCTTTATGCAAACGTACTTTCCACAAATGGCTTCTGTTGCATTTGACTTCCGTCCCGTCAGAAAACGTAATCTTATAAGCAACATCAATGTCATGAAAAGGGATTGCTCTTACTACTTGATACCCACCGGAAGGGTGAAGGATAACATCTCCTACCTTTATTTCTCTCATTTTTACAAACCCATTAGGAGTAAGGATGTCTGCATCCATTGTTAAGGCTTTCCCGCTACCATTACTTCCTTGATTGTCGTCTGTTTTATTTAACCCTACAAGTGCAGTTACCCCATCTTGAAATTCGTATTTAAAGTGTTCGAATGACACGAAATTTGTTGCTTCAATTCTAATCGGCTTCATTTTCTTCTTCCTTGTTTTCAAATGTTGTTTCTTTCTTTCTGAACGTATCAAGAACATCCTTCTTGATTTTCCCAAACAGCTTTGCATCTTCCAAAAGACGTTTTCTTGTTTTCGGGAAACCGAACCCTATCTTTTCTTCACCATAATAGATGTAAGTCCCCTTTTTGGAAAGTACACCCAAATCAAGTCCCATGTTCACAATTTCCATCACCTTGTCAATCCCTACCCCGAACCGGATAATGATTTGACATGCTTTAAAAGGCGGTGCAACCTTGTTTTTCTTACAGGTTATCTTCACCTTGTTGGAAACTTGTGTTTCCCCTTCCTTTTCAGAACCCACACGAGCAAGCTCAATTCTCTGGCTTGCATAGAAAGGAATGGCAAACCCTCCCGGCGTTGTGGTGGCAGCACCGTATCCGCCTATGTTAGACCGGATTTGATTGATGCAAAAAAGGATACATCCGGTCTGCTTACAGATGTTCTTTAGGATATTTACCTGGGAGCTTAGAAGACGCGCTGTAAGCCCTATATGTGCGTCCCCTGCCTCTCCATTCAAAAGAGCAGTAGGAACAAGTCCGGCAATGGAATCGATCACAACAAGTCCGATAGATTCTTCATTGCACATTTCCTTTGCTATTTCAAGCACTTCTTCTGCGGTAGAAGGCTGGGAAAGGATAAACTTGTCGGGGGACAAATCAATTCCTATCGCCTGCATGTATTTTGGATCAACAGCGTTTTCCGTGTCAAGATATCCTACCGCTTTTCCTGTTTTCTGCACTTCCGTTGCCAAATGGAAAGCAATACTTGTCTTACCGGAAGAAAAGCCTCCGTAGGCTTCCACAACACGACCTTTTGCCCATCCTCCACCAAGTATTTCGTCCAGTAGGTAAGAACCGGAATGAACAAATTCAATGTCCTGCCTTTTCCCTGCCACAGCATCCTTGCCAAAACGATCTTCTATTCTTGAAATAAGATCACCTAAACGATTGGGTTTCTTTTCTTCTACAGGTTGTTCGTCTGTCACAACAAGAGCTTCTTCTATCTTTTTAGTTTCCTTTTTCTTCGCCATAAAGCAGTTTGTTTAAAATTTCCTTTCCTTCTTTTTCATCATATCCGTTTTCTTTGCAGAAAGACGAAAATCTGTCTTCTATATCCTTTTTCTCCAAAGTCTTTACCTCTACGGTAGGAGCAAGGACTTCCTTTATTTCTATTTCCTTGAATTTCTTTTTGATGTCCACACCTTCTTTTGTAAAAGCATCTTTATCAAAAGCATCAAGTGAAGATTGTTCTCCCCAAACCTCTACCCTTACACGAACGGTAGGGTTTTCTTTCTTGAACTTGTTAATAAGTGCCACCGCTTGTTTGTGTGGTGTTTCCTCCAAGTCGATTTCCAGCTTTTTGAATACTGTTCCTTTTGCGGAAGGAATGAGGTCAACCTCCAAATCAGAATCCAGAAGCCAAAAACCCTTCTTTTCATCTTCCCCAAAATTGTTCTGTTGGACACTTCCCAAATGGTAAATGTTACTGCCTACACGCTGGTAATTATGATAGTGTCCCAAATACACTTTTTTAAACATCTCGAACATGGAAGGCTTTAGTTCACTTTTTACTTCTGTACCGTCCATGTTCTTGCTACCGGTTACAGCAAAATGCCCAAATAGGATATTCTTCTTTCTCTTGTCCCCGATTTCCGCCAATTCATCAAGCAGAATATCGTCAGTGAAAAACGGCAGAAAAAAACAATAAACCCCTTCTATCTGCATACCGTCCAATTCTTCCACCAAAGTAAAAGAAGGATGATACTTAAAGGCTGTAAGAAATGACTTTTGACTTGAATAGGATGTTTTGTCATGATTACCGGGAATACAAATTATTTGATGTCCGTTTTCGTCATACGCTTCCAATATTTCGTGAAGTGTAGAAAGACACACTTCCCTTTGAGATACCCTGTTGTCAAAAACATCACCCAGCCAGATATGGGTTTTAATACCCTTTTTACCGGCTATTTCCATTTCTTCCAGCAAAATATCTTTTATGGTAGAAGCATTTCCCTCTGACAGATGATGGTCGGTTGAGATTATAGCTAAATATTTTTTGCTCATTTGTTGTTTTGTTGGAAAGGAAGGGGACTGTATTTCAAGTCCCCAAACCAAATTAGAAAAATATGAAAACTAAAAAAAGAAGAAATTATTTCTTTTTCATTCTGGCTTTCAGCTCTTGCAATCTTGCTTTAGCCTTTAGAAGTTCTTCGTCCTTGTCCGTAGCATCTTCGTCAATAGGAGATTCTTCTTTGGGTTCTTCCTCATTTTCCGGTTCATCGTCCGATTCCGGTTCAGATGCCGTTTCTGTGGAAGTTTCATCTTCTTCCGGGAAAGGAAGTGCCTCCCCAGCTTGTGCCAAATCATACCAAGAACGAACCTCTGCTATTGTCAGATCGTCCGGCAATTCAGCTTCCGGGTACTCTTCTCCAATATAGTCTTCCAAGAACTTTTTCATCTTTGAAAGGGGAGGGTAGGAAGCGACTTTTGCTGCTTTTTCTTTTGCCGGTGCACTTGCCGGATTCTTTCTCGGAGCAGATTTTTCTTCTTCCTCATCTTCGTTTTCCGGTTCTTCCGCTTTCTTTGACTTAGAAGTGGATTTTGTCTTTTTGGGAGCTTCATCTTCCCCCTCATCGTCTTTGCTACCCTCTTCCTGGATCAATGCAGCCATCTCCTCTATTTCAGCAAGGAAGCCATCATCAGCAAAAATATCGTATCCGTTTTCTTCGTCAAAACGCTTCAACCCGTCAAGAGCCATATTGAAATCTTTCTGTGAATAAACATCCTTGTAGATTTCTTCCAGCGTAGGAACTTCATTCAAGAAATACTCCATATCTTCATCAGGAATAACAGTTTCTTCAAAGAACTCATCCCAAGTTTGTCCTTTTTTCGGAATACCGGCAGACAAAGAGTAGGTTTTCTTTCCTTTATCGTCTTCTCCCATTGTGATCACAAGAGGATATGCTCCTTCCAATTGAGAGAAAATATCGAAAGAAACCGTTTCATCATCCGACATTTCAACCGAAATTTCCTTTATGCGGTTCATCCATGTTCCGTACAATTGCAAACGGGCAAAGTCTTTTGGGCCTTGGTACACATAGCAGACATACGCCAAAGACGGATTGATACCCCATACGAATTTGTTTCCTTTCTTGTATCCCATAATAGGGTTAAGAAATTTTCTGCGTTCTGTATCGTCCTGGTATTCTTCGGAAGCCTTTTTTCTCACATAGTCGCAATACAGGACAATAGGGTCTTTCCCTTTCAAAAGATTCTTTCCGTGAATGTCGGCACAGAAAACATTCTTGTCTTTTACCTCCTTGCCGGTCACTTTACCGTTTGCGTCATAAGTAGGAACTTCTACACGCAATTTGGACATCTTACAGGCTACATAAGCCTTTCCCATTGCTGGAACGACACGAAATACGTTCTTTCCTTTCTGAACAGTAGCAAAGCCTGTATAGCTCTTGCTGTCTTTGTACATTGTCTTTTCAGCCTGTTTTACTTCAGCTTCTACATCTTCAATTGATTGCTTCTTGAATTTCGATTTGTCAAATTTCATAATTCTTTTTAATTTAATTGACTGATAAATAAATTGTTATTTCTCTTTTATGATTAAAAATGTGTTGATCTCACCTTCTACCAAATTGTCCAGAAATTCTTCCGGCGTTACCTTCGGGACAAGTCCCGTCAACTTTTTGTCCTTTGACTGCAAAGCCCAATAGAGACTGTCTATTTCTGCCAAATGCTTTTTCTTTTTGACCAAATCCTTTTGCATGGCATGTAGCTCTGGATTGATTGTCAAAATATCATCCAAAGAACTTTCCGTAAGTTTCACAAGTACTATACCTTCTACTTTAACCTTTCCACCGTTTACAATGGATTCACGTCTTATCTGTGTAGCAAGTTGTGCTTTATAGACATTAAATTCCACTTTTGCAGATTCATACTCTGATTCTGCTTGTGCTCTAAGAAGCCCTACTTTGTTCAACAGGACGGAACAAGTGGCGATTTCCCCATACAAATTTGCATGGTCTATGGAAGTCACCGCATCCATGTCCAATTCGTTTTTCAAATCATTGGAGAGCAAAACTATTGCTTTATCTCCAATATTCCTTACAAGTTTCATACTCCAAGTTTTATGAATTTACTATTACTATTTATTTGCAATACATACTCTTCCTTGAACTTGTCAAAGTTAGCCTTTCCACTTAGAAGAAGGATGCTTTTCTTTGAAGATATAAAGAAGTCTGCGTTCTCCTCGTAATCGTCCGGGAAAATGACCACACGAAGGAATTTGTAATTGCTTTCAAGCAAGAGGTTGGCAAACCGCCCTTTCTTTCCTTCTCTTTCTTCTACTTCCAAAACATAACCGCCTACCATAACCATTTCATAGGTTGACCCGTCATAGTTCTGCAAATCTTCCACATTATAGAAAACTCCATTTTTGACTTTTGGCTTTAAATATTCTCTTATCAACCCTTCGTAGTCAAAGAAAGCAAAACCGGACTTGTTTTTTTGCTGCAAAAGCCACCACCAATCCTTTGCGATCTTTTTCTTTTCAAAGGCAAGAAAATATTCATCCTTTTCTTTGTCAATTTTGATCTTGTTCTTTTCCCGATACTTTCCAAGCATGAACTCCCTTGCAGAAAAGATATTGGAAAATTCCCTTGTTTCATCCATCGTATCGAACGCACCGGAATAGATAAGATTTTCAATAACGGATTTGCTCACTGCCGATCCTTTGAATGTATGACGATCAATAAATTCAGCCAAAGAAAAATACTCCCCGTTTTTGGAGCGTTCTTCCATAATCTGATTCTGTGCCTTTTCTCCTACTTGCTTTGTTGCATTGATCGCCCAATAGATACTATTATCTTTTTTGTCCGCCACAATGTTTATATCAGACTTATTGATATTTACAGGTTTGATTTCGATCCCTTCTGTCTGCTGCATTTCATTGACGTATTGAGGAAAGTCATCTTCACTTGCACGGGACAGAGCAACCGACCAAAATTCCAAAGGATAATGCACTTTCAGCCATAAAGAATTGTAAGCATTAATGGCGTATGCAGCAGCGTGGCTGTTGCAAGTAACAATGCTATTTGCAACAAAATTATGGTTTGGATCATCTACCTCAATATCATAAACATCTTTACTGCCAGAAAGGGACACGGAGACAACTTTAGTTTTTTTGGGGAAAGGCATTCCATTATCAACATACAAAATCTTCCCAAGAACAAATTCTGCAAATACCTTACCATCTGTTGTAGGGAATTTATGGTTTTGAGTTGCTTCTATTTGTCTTCCATCCTCCAATTTTATTTTACATACGGGGCGATTGCCTGAATAGCGGATATCTTTCACTTTAGCAAAATAGAAAACACCATTCTTGCTCAAGCTCTTTACATAGATAGATTTTTTACTTTCATGAAATTGCTTAAATAATTTATCTATTCTTTCGTTTCCGTAAGACGTAAGTATCTGGGTATCAAAGGATAAACACTTATTGAATGAATACTTAGCAAATTCTTCCATCTGATCCCAAAGATGTTCTGCACTCTCTTTGGTTGCACCTTTGCTTCCGAATTTGTTTGCATACCCTTCTATGAACTTTGCCTTCAACGGGAGAAGAACATCTAACTTTTTCTTACCCAATGCCTTGCGTACTTTGTCACAAGTAACTAAGTCAAAATCAGCAAGTTGATTACAAATATTCATGATCTGTTCCTGTGTGACAAGAAGCCCGTAAGTATCTTTCAGTATTTCTTCTGTACCAATAGGATATTCAGGCTCTTTCTCGCCATTTTTCAATGCAATATAATCCATGTGAAAGCCGTTTTCCATTGGACCGGGACGAAACAAGGAGAGTGCAGCAATTACATCATCCATATTTTTAGGCTTCATTTTCTGCGTGTAAGAAGAAAGTCCCTTTGCAGAGAATTGGAATATATCGCTAAGCCAGCCATTTGCAAAATAGCGGTACACCTCTGGATCATCATATTCTATATCAGAATAGAGATTGATTTTCCTACCCGTATTCTTTTCAATCAGATTCAGAATATCAGTGAATTTGTCCAATTGCTCAATGCCAAGAATATCCTCTTTCAAAAAGCCGGCTTCGTCCATCTCTCCGCCTTCCCATTCGCTGACAACCAAATCGCCCGATTTTCTAACCGGACACCACTCATACATTGTCTTTTCTTTTGGAAAGATCATCATAGCACAAGCATGAATAGAAGCTGCTTTTTGCTGACCTAAAAGAAGGAAAACAATATTCATCATTTCTGGATATTTATTCAGAAATTGATTTATTTCTGATCTCTTACAAGCAAGTTTCAAAAAATCTTCTTCCGTCTTTACATCTTCTATCATTTTAGTAAGCCTCCTAAGAGTAGGAACTGAAGCTCCATAAATCTTTCCTACATCATTTATAGCCTGTTTTATCTGTAAAGTAGTGTACGTGCCTACAGAACAAACTTGCGAAGCTCCAAAACGATTTTCCATGTATTGTTTTACTGCCGGTCGGTATTCTCCCGGCACATCTGTATCAATATCTGGAAGGCTGGATAAAACCCTACCTTTATTCAAAAACCTTTCAAAAATCAAACCAAAGTGCAATGGATTTGTATTTACCAATCCAAACAGATAAGAAATCAAAGAGCCACTGGAGCTTCCACGACCGCCACCTAACAAGATATTATTCTTTTTGCACCAATTGACAATATCACGCAAAATCAAAAAGTAATCAACAACCTGTCCGTATTTGATTACATCTGATTCTCTTTCTATTCTTTCTACAAGCACATCTTCCGAATAATCTTCCAAAAGTTCCGGTTTGTTCTCCAACCCTTCATAAATCAAAGAATCAAACATATCTTCATTGGAAGCGTATTTTTTCTTTTCTTCTTTTGTCATTTCATAACGGGGAAGATGTCGGCTGTCAGTAGGAATTTCAAAGTTGCAATTTTCCGCAATCATATCAGCATTGCTTCTTGCTACCATATAAAATTCCTCTCCCCTTTCACTATCCTCGAACAAAGAAAGAAGTTCTTCCATGTAAGTCGCTTCATCCTTGAAATACTGATTACCAGATTTGTAGTTTACTTTCCCGTCAATCTTATTTACTACTTCTCGAAGTATGGCGTATTCCGGCTCGATATAATAAGCATCACAAATAGCTACGGGCTTCATTTTGGACTTATAGAACTGTTCAAAGTTCATCAAATAGGAGGTATCCCTATCGTTCTTTGTGTATTTCACGGTATCTACTTGCCAAAACACATTGGGTTTGTTTCTCAAAAGGATAGGAACATCTTCAAACTGTATTGTTTTTGGATCGAATACAATGTACACATCTGAAACATGTTCCGACATGTCTTTTGGAGAAACGAATTTTCCATTATCGCCACAATTCAAAACCTTGTTTAATGCAAGCAAATGCTGCCAGCCCTTTTCATTCTTTGCATAGACTTTGTAAGTATAGGTAATGTCCTTCTTTTCATCCTTTACCGGGACTTCCAGACCAAACACAGGTACAATTCCTTCTGCCTTGCAGGCATTCTGAAATTTGAGCGCACCTGCCAAAGTTGCTTTTTCAACAATCCCCAGTCTTTCTATCCCTAAGAATTTGGCTTTCTTTACCCAATCTGGATACAATCCCGTACCATTCAAAAGTTCAAACGATCCGTGCACTCCCAAGAAATTAGTAGAAAGACCTGCCATTTCGCTTTGCCCTCTCCATTTTACCCGGTTCAATTTAGGCTCGTTCTCTTTTCCTTTGTCCAATGTGTACCATACACCACCAAGGCGGAAGATATAACCATCTTCTTCGGTGCGTTCACAATCCCAACGAAAATCCTCTGAAAAGAAATATCCGTCCTCGTTAGGTTCAAAGACTTCGTATGATTTCCCCTCAAAGGAAACAGTGTAATTTTCCTTGTCGAGAGAGTATTGTATGGTATTGGAAGAAAGGTATTCTTCCAACTCATTTAAAAGTCGATCCATCATGTTTTCTTCTTTTCGTTTTCATAGGCAAACATACAACTTTTGTATTCAATAATTGTATGTTTTTACAATCCTTAACCCCGATTTTAACCTATGTTTATTCATGTATTTAAAACACTTTTGATAAACTTCAATCGGTTAAAAGGAGTGTCATTTGGTATCACTTCATAAGGCAATTTTCTTTCTATCAAAAACTTCCTTATTTCTGCATCCCAACATTTTCTTCTCTCTGCATCTGCCATTCTTTCCCCATCATTTTCTACATCCCAATAAATAGGGAAATAAAAGATAATAGGAAGAAAGTATTCGCTAACGTTTATAAAATCCAATTGTCTTTTCAATTCCGCATCTCTTTGAATAGAAGCAGGAATTTTCTTTGTAAACGTATGCACGTCTATTATGCTTCTATCGGAAACATAGCAATCTGTGTTCAGCAATTCCGCATACCTATCAAAAATCAGTTTTTGATTTTGGACGGAAGTAAAGGAAGGTTCTATCTTTCCTTCCTTTACCAACTGTCTTGTTATGCTATCTATCTTATCGAACCGGTCAAACGACCTGTCTTTCTTTAAAAGTTCAAACACAGAAGTCTTTCCGACACAAGAAGCACCCAAAAAAGTTACCGCCCTAACCATTACCGATTATCTCCGTCACCGTGAATTTTGTTTTCTGCCTTTCTCTTTGCCAGTTTTTCCGCATTCTGCTTTGCAATGGAAATCAAAGACTGGTTCGATTCCTTTCCTTCAATGTAGACAACAAGATTCTGCAATCCCACAAGAATCTGTTCCAATGCGGTATGACAAAGTTCTTTTCTCTTTTCGGGGAAAGGTTTGCTGTAATCATCGTCCCGGAAGTATTTCTTCACTTGACCGTTAATGATACCTACCTGTTGGAGCAAATAGGAGGGACTTAATCTGTACACATCCGTATCGTCCAATCTGCGCAATTCTTCGGGAAACTCCAATGCAGCTAAATCCAATTCCTGTCTTGTCATTGCAACATACCAAAGGACGTCTCCTACTTCTTTCATGATTTCCTTTGCTTCGGCAGCATTGTCCACCTTTTCAAAAACTTCTGCCAATTCATTGGTAAGTCCCATTACTACATACGGGATAGCTACCTCTTTTGCATAACACGCTGTTGAAGCCGCGTGCGCTTCATACTCTTTAAAAGTCATAATACGAAATTTAAATTAATTGATTTACAACAACTTACCATCAAAACACATGATAAGTCTTTTTATTTTGATGTTCGAATATTCCACATCTTTTTTCTTTCCGTTCACTTTGATAGTGACCGTTTGATTCTTTATATCGTTCTTCAGAATCCAATACTCTTTGTCATCATAAATAACAATCTGATCCTTTCCAAGCAAATAGATCATATCCCAAAACCACTGCGAGTTTCTTTTCTGTTCATTGGTGGAATACTGGAAATTGGGAATACCGGTAGGATTCAAGAATTCTTTCTCATAAAAAGAAAAATATTCTTCCACCGAAAAGAAAATAGACCGTTTAAAATGTCTTTTTGCCAACAACTCGATCCGTTCCTTTTTAAACTCTGCAATATCATTTGCCATCTTGACAAATTTGGGCTTATCAAAAATAAGGCTTCTTACCTTGTGGGTAAAGTATTCCAATTGGAGCACTTTCAAATATTCATCTATCGACAATTCTCTGCTTCTGTCCATTTGATTCTATGATTTGTGATTTTCAACAAAAGTAGGAATAACCTACCACATTTTCTTGATTTTAGAAACGTAAAAATTGATAGGGTCATACAAGTTATTCAAAACTTCTTCCAAATAATCCATATCCATATCTCCCGGGTCAATGCCCGGTTTGTAAAGATAAGCTATCTTGGTGTTGAATGACTTTGCAAGCATCAACCCTGCACTTTTGGATTCTTCAACAGTCGCATCGTCATACATCAGAATCACATTCTTTACCCCTTTTCTTTCCAAATAGGATATTTGTTCTTTGCTTATACTGTTCCCAAAAGTGAACACACACTTCAAATCCCTGCAATCCCAAAGTTTTAAAAGATTGTCTATACCTACTTTGTCAAATAACCCTTCCACTATTATCACGTCCTTTGTAATAGAAGAAAGCTCGTTGTAACCGCCTAATATTTTTGTAAAGTTCGTCCCTATACTGTTTTCATACCGTAAATGCGGCTTAGTGCCGGTTTCTTTTGCCCTTTCCAAATCTCTTTTATGCCACTCTTTGGAATACCTGCTTCTGCCGAGCCATCCCACCAACTTATCATCCATTTTCATTTTGAAGATGATATAGTTTTTCAAATCCTTTTCTAAAATAGATTTGGTTTCAGACGGTTCAAAAAGTGCGTAATGATACGCTCTAAACCCTCTTTCGTCTAAATAAGGGTCAGATTTCAGTCTTTCAAGACGAAGGGGAAGTTTTACTTCCGGCAATTCTTCGGGCACATCTTCATCCACATCATCTTTCAAAGGTGTAAGTTTTACAATTAATGAATTTTGATATTCCATCCGTATAAGATCTTTCCCTCCTATCTTGTCCAGAAAATCCTTCAATGGTTTTTTGCTACCGCATTTCCAACAGTGAAACACACCGCCGTGAGGATTCAAAAGAACACCCCATTTCTTCGATTTTCCACAATAGGGACAATCCATGTTTTTATTGGAGAGCCACCCCTGCGAACCGAATATGCGAAGTCCAATCGCTGCCTTTACTTCTTCTTCATCTATCCGTATCATAAGCCTAAATGCTTTCCATTTTATCTGCTTGCACCTTTTTTCTGCGAGCTTGTTTCTTTTCTTCTTTCCTTTCGGAAACTTGATTATACATTTCCATCGTTCGTCCCCTGTGATAGAACCGTCTTTTGTCATAATTGGTAGCAATCGTGATCACTTCTTGACTTTCCTTGTAATCACGGAGCTTATCGACATAAATACGGGCTGTTGCGTTTGCTTTTTCCTCTATTGTCATGTTCAGAGTAAACACGAAAGAAAAAGGTTTTACAAGCGTTTTATCACCTTCTGTATAAGAACGGTCAATCACCTTATCCGGGTTGTTCCATACTTCAAACGGAACATCACTTGTCTGTGTGGCTGTAATAATAGGAGCACCTATTTCATCCGCCAAGTTCTTCAAAAGCTGGGCACAAGTCTGTAGTTTTTCTTTCTTGTGATCAGGATCAGAATCTATCTTTTTGGATATGCCGGTCTTTACCAAATCCAGAGAATCGAGTATCACTAATCCGGGAAACTTGCCATGTGTATTAAAATAGTCATAGCAAAGCTGGCGGACATCACTCATGGAAGCCTGTCCGAACTTTTTGAATCCATACACTTCAATGTCAGAGCTAAGTTCCTTTACCTCTTTGATAGCTTGTTCTATCTTCTTTCTATCCTTTGAACTAATATTGCCGGATTTAATATCAGAATAGGATTGGGCAGACCATAGCTGATCATATATTTGCATACAGGCTTTAACCCCACCTTCCAACTGGATATGAAGAGCCGGCACACCTCTAATGGCAGCAGAATACCCATGCCATTTCAATACAGTCGTTTTTCCTGTGCCGCTGCGAGCAATCCAAAGCGTTGTGTCCCCTATTTCCATGCCACCGAAAGATATATCGTCCAACCTATCTATCCCAAAAGGGACTTTTACAGGCTTTTCAGAGACAGTATCGCTTTCCATGCGTCTTTCTACCATCCGTTCATGAAAACCCCCAAAAACAGACTGAAAACCGCCTGATTTGGAACGAAACGACATTTCCAATATCCTTTGGGATTCTTCGGCGTTGACACGTATTGCTTCTTCCTTCTTTCCTTCTTCGTACAAATCATGTACTTTCCTTGAAAGAAGTTCAAATTCCGTTTCCTTGACAAAAGACTGCAATTGGTCTATTGCAATTTCCCTATCTATCAAAGTTGCTTTCTTTATTTCCTTTGCAGCAAGCTGTACGGCATCCTCATCACAGAATTTCTGACAAATAGCACCAATAGAAGGTAGTTTGTTCTTTTCTGTATATTGTATGATCGCTTCCCTAAGAATGAATTTATAGCCTACCCATTCTTTAGGAATCAATTCGTATTTCAAATATTCCGAAGCTATACGCATTATGACCTCATCAGAAAACATCAATTTAAAGATTTCCGCCATGAAGCCGGGATTCAATTTACCCATGATCTATATATTTGTTTATATCATATTTATACTAAAATTATTACCTGATCCGTTTTCTTCACGTAAAGTATTGATACTGAGCCAGCTACTCATCACAATGTCATCGTGTCCTGAACTCGCTTCCAATTTCCCTTTATTGCTTCTGAAAGTAACGGACGCAAACTCACTGAACATCAACTCTACCTTTTGTCTTGCCTCCCCTTCCTTGTAAGGAACTTTAATCTGTCCTCTTTCAAACATAGCAGACAAAGATGGAAGACCGGAATAGAGGTCTTTTTTGTTTCCTTCTGTTGTCGTAAACTGCTCGATATTGGAAAGACCCCTTTCTCTTGCAAGTGCAGACAAGATCCCTTGGAAACCGTTTGCCTCGCATACTATCTTGTCCGGCTTGTACAGACGGTTGAAAAGAACGATCTTGTCCACCTGTTCGTTATGGGACATCCCCTTTGCACGGAAATAGTTTATCAGATAGAAGTTGTTCGAATAGTCAATACCCCAAACAGAATAGACAGTATAGTCAGCACCAATATTACCAGATACGGCAAAGTCACATCCTACCACTACTCTTTGAAGTTCAAACGGAAAAAATTCTATACTGTCTGCAAAAGAAACTTTGTCCATCCCTGTAGTTGACCTTCTTAGATACTCATAAGGAAAGATCGTTGAGTTATCGGAAATAGGAATAACCAAATACTCACGGGCAAATACGATAGAACCAAGTTCCGTTCTTTTTGCCTTTATATCTTCAAAGGTGTATCTATCCGGTGCAAGAGGTCTACCATCCGGGAAAACAATAGGATATTCAAACGAATAAAAACGTTTGTCACCTTTTATTACATTGTACAGTTCATTCGGAGCAGTCGAATAAGGTGTACCAGATATAATCAAATACCCGTATGGTTCTACAATAGGTGTAATTGTACCTCTAAAAACTTCTTTCAACTTTTCCCTTTGCTCATCGCTATACAAAGAACTTTCGTCCGGCATATCGTCTATGATTGCTGCACCAACGTGCAGACCACGAATAAACCCGTCCTTACCACGGACATGAAGTATAGCACCGTTCTCACCTTCTATTGCTGTTTCACCTAATTTCGCCTTTCCATTCGGATCAAGTTTTTCTTTTAAAATATCGTTAGTAGTGATTTCTTCTATGATCTTGTTCACATGCACCTTTGCAAGTGTCATAGTGTTTGTGATCATAGCCGTCTCTTTCCGGTTCCTGTTGTCAACCGTATCACCTCCATAGAGCATAGGTCTCGTGTAAGAATACAATCGCCACAAAGGAAAGGAATAACACCACATATAGCTGTTATGACAAACCGTACCATCTTCTAATAGGAACTTATGGTCACCATCACAGGTAAAACCGTAATAGTCATCTTCACCAACCAAAGACACATAAATTTCCGTCTCTCTTAGTCCGTTCTTAGTAGACCTATAACCTTTATAAGAAAAACCCTTTCTAAGGTTCATTTCCGCCACTTCTACAGGAACAATGCTCCTATCGGATAGGCAAAGCAGGTGTCCTTCGCTTACGGTATAATCCATACCACCTATTTGCCTTACTTCATACATAGGACATCTTCCTCTGTGAAGCTCTAAGACTTTTCGAGGTTTGAAGTCCTGTCCCATTACTTTGTCACCTACTTTTATGTCCTGTACCTTCTTCAAAGAGCCATCCGCCATAACAACTAAAGTGTTGATACACAGACATTTGCCTGCTCCGCGGGCGCACAGGTAACTACTCCACGGAAAGAGTTGTGTAAGGTTTCCCCATTCCAAATTTCTCCATCCTAAATTGAAATTGGAAAGGACGGTTGCGTTAAAATAGTTGTACGAAAGGATTCTTAGGTTTTCATCCATTGACGCAAACAGGTTGTCCACATATCCCAATTTTTCGGTATCGAGAGACCGTCCAAAATTCATTGCATACTCTGTCTGATCTATAATAGTTTCAAGCATCTTGTCCATATCCCTTTTATACCCACCCGAAAAGAGTTGGGATATAGTAGGAGAAGGTAGTCTGTCTATTATATCGTCCACAGTAGTAAACAACCTTTTTGCTTGCAAATCGGTCAGAACCCCACCTTTTGAATTATATACTATTGCCACGTTACAAAGCAAATTTTTCTCGGAAAGGATTCTTGACCGTCATGCCATCTTGTTCGGCAGTTGTTCCTTCTCCTCGAAGTTTCTTTACGAAATTTATCATAAGCAGTGCGTTCGCATAGGTATCATCACCGGCACGGTGCGCGTTTACAAGATCAATACCTTCCTTGTCACAAATAGTATGCAGTTGATAATTTTCAGCTTCTCCATAAGCCATGTGAGCCAATTGCATCGTATCCAACGAAAATTTTACATACTTGCTTAGATCATCTCCCATGAACTTAAAGAAGTTCTCCAAGAAAGGGTTGTCAAACCCTACTATGTTGTGACCGCAAAGAGTACATAGTTGGCGCGGGTTTTTGTATCTTTTGAAAATATCCAGACACTTTTTGTAAGCCTCTTTTAACGAAATTGCCTTTTCATTCTGAATAGATTCAGTGATACCATGCACAGCTTCCGCTTCCGCTGAATAGGAAAGACCTTCTTTATAGTCACGCGGAAGGATCATAGATACTTCTTCGCATATTTCCAATTTCTCCATATCTATGATTGCAAACGCAATTTCTATAAGAGGAATCGCATCAAAAGCCGGTTTGTCTTTCGAAGGAAGTCCTCCGGTTTCATTGTCATAGCATATCAAATACTTACTCGAACTTTTCATTTTCTTTACATTAAAATTTTCTTTTCATAAATTCTTGCCAACTCAAATTCTGCCATACAGCCTTTTGATTCCTGCCAATTTGGTACAAAGAAAACAGCATCACATTCTAAAAGTGCTTCAATGCTCCTACCCATATAATAGGAATAAGACTTACCTTCTTCATTACAAGTATCAAAAGGAGTAACAATTTCATCACCTTTTTCTCCAAGAAACTTCTTAACCTTTTCTACGTATTCTTTCGTTTCTTTTATATCATGCCCAGAAATAGGCAAACTTACATATATCTTCATTCCATTTTCTATTTTGTTTCTCTTACAAGCTTCCACAACCTTACATTGCTTCCTATCGGTACGCAAGGGACAATGCTCAATCCTTCTCCCAAATAGGAAGGGACTTTGCCCATTACCGCATAAGCTCTGATGTTCCAGTATGAAAACTTTCCTCCATCTTTCTTTTTGTAATGCTCATTGAAATAGTCTGTCATTCCAACGAGATTTAAATTCTTTACTATAACTTCCTTAGCCATAGATTATTAATTCAACACTAATTTCAACCTGTCGAAGTCACGGGAACAGTTTTCCTCGCTTTCATACCGGACATGAATGTTTTTATAAGGATTATTCTTTAATGTCACATCATCCGGCATTCTATTTATGATTATTTCCGGTACGCCTTCGTCCGTGTAATCCATTTCTGCTGAAACAATAAATATCCTTGTCAAAGCCAATTTCCCATCAGAAAACACAAACATACGCTGTTTTTTCGTATATTCTTTTTCCGACCACTTAATACATTCTTCGGTAAAGTCAGCAATACTTTTCGTATCTTGAAGTGCTATTACATCTTCCAACTTTCCTTTCAGAACGTTCAGTTTCAAATCCCCGAATAAATTTGCAACGGATTGAAGTAATACCTCCATGTTTTCATCTATTCGCATAAATCCAACTCAATTAAATGATCATTTTCTCTAAGAACTTCCCTTGTTCGTCCGTTCTGAGTTTCCACTACCAGCATAGTGCCATCTTCCTCTTGGTAGGAACTGATCACTTCGCCTTCAAAGTAATAGCATCCTTCTGTCCAGCATACTGTCATGATGTTTTTGATTTAAAGATTACACATTTCCTGTTTTACTTTCCTAATGTAAGACTTTACTTTCTTTCCCCTGTGGAGAACAATCGCCTTGTCTATGTCTTTGGTAGGGTTGTGATGGAATTGATATATTTCAAACATCTCTCTTGACTTTACAGGATCGAACCTGTCCTTGTAAGAATAAAGATGTTTCCCTTTTATCCGGTTTACCTCATCCACATAGACCTTCAACATCTGAAACCTACCGGAAGCGGAACTTACCTTGTTCTTTGCTTTATCATCACAACCGGATTCAACCATGCAAATAGCATGAACCAATCTTTCCCACACAACCCTGTCCCTATCCTCTTTCGTAGTGGGAAGAACTTTTGCATCAGAAACAAGAAGGGGAATAAACGATAATACCGTCAATACAAGAATCTTTTTCATACGATTTCCCTTTCGTTAAATTCATGTAATCTGTGACAAGCGGAACAAAGAAGTTCGATATTGTTCTTATCCAGCTTCAAATCCGGTCTTGCTCCTCTTGATCTGATATGCGAAAAGAAAATAGCTTTTGGTTCATCCCCCAAAGGCTTTCCACATTTTACACAAACATGAGGTCTTTCCTGCCATATCTCCGTAAATAAGGATTGAGGGTCACCTCTACGTTCTTTGGTTGTTTCTGTGTCACAATCTTTACAGAGCCACTTCATCCTATTGTAGATGTAATGATTTTCACCACATCTTTTACAAGGACGATATTCGTATTTCTCCTTCTTTTTCAGCACGTTACTCAAACTTATAGCTTTTAATTCTTTCAATCTGATTTTCAAGATACTGAACTCTCTTATCAACCGTTGCGTTAATAGCTTTCTTTGCTTCTTCTTTTGTGAAAAACACATCTCTGCCAATTTTAGCCATTTCACGTTCTCCTTCCGGGATGATATACTCCAGACCTCTGAAAGTAGTTGTTTCCCATTTTTTTACTTCTTTAATTTCACCTGTCATAAGTGCTGAACGCACGTCATACATTACTTTTTCTTCCATAACAATTTAAACTTTGTATTCTGTTAAACCTATCTATTAATTCACACACATAGTCCATCTTTTTCTCACTTTCCTTACTCGAAAGATAGATAAACCCGAAACTCCTTACAAACTTAGGGTTTTCAAACCATCCGTACCTTACGATCAAAAGCTCTGCTCTTTTCGTATCGTAAAAACAAGGGACAATTTTAACTTCAAGTTCCTTTCTTCTTTTTCTCATCTGTCCTTATATTTTTCTTCACACAATTTTATATACCTGCATCCTTTGCATTTCTTTTCATGATACAAAAACCCATCATAGCTTTCACAAAGGATGTATCCTCTCGGAGAATCAAAATAAAGCTGTCTTTCTTTATCCAAATAGGAATCAGACAAGGCTTCTTCTTTCTGGATAGGGTTTCTAAGGTCGTATTCCATAACGAATTTAGAGGTAAACCACATATCCTTTTGTGTTCGTTTTCTCCATCTTTCAATAGCTGCTTTCCCTATCACATTAGGAAGAGGAATAATACTCAATTTCGACACCGACAAAATAAAAACCTGCCTATTAAATTGAAAAGTAAGATAGTTCCAAAGATTCCCCACTATTTCATTTTCAAGAAAATCTTTTATCCTTTCCCTGTCCTTTCTTTTTGCATGAAACTCATACTTCGGGTTGTTTGTCAGTTTCCCCTGTAAGTATTCATAAATCGTTTCAAATTCTTCTCGTCTTGTCATTGCTGTCGAAATTAGATTATAAAATCATTGCATACAAAAGTTGTATATTTTAAGTGATAAAAGAAGGGGAAGTTTTGTTCCCCTGTCTCGCTGACAAAACTACAACTTTTGTAGCTATTCCCAAACCAAATTAATGTTAAAAATCTCATCGGTCTCTTTTTCAACCTTCTTATAGCGGTTTTGGGTGTTCGTATCTCTCTCTGCCACATTGTTATAGTCTTCTCGAATAATTTTTCCATCAAGTACCCGTGAGAACCACAAACAAATTTCAGCATCCGATTCAATGTCACCCAATGTAACTTTATCGTCTTCTGTTGCGTCATAAAATTGAATCCAATAGGGCTTCTCATAAATAGAAGATGTTCTTGGTGTAACCGGATTGTCGTTTTCATCCTTGTTCATTCCTATTGCTCCTACCATGATTTTCCCATACGGATTCTCCGTTACGGCAGAAAACCACATATTAACGTTTTTAAGCGTTTCTGTGCCCTCATTTTTCAAAATAAGTGCAATATATTGCTCACGAGGATTTGAAGCCAAATTAAGGCTTATTTCATCAAATAAATTGCTAAACATGTCATTGGGTACAGGGGTGGATGATTTGTACCCACCCAAAGAATCGGAAATCTTAGTTTGTTGATTATTGTACCCTGCGCTTGTCGTGTAATAAAACCTTAACATATCCTTGTTATTTGGAAGTTGACATAAAAATATTTCCCAGTGACCAATACTCGCTTTTCACTTCGTTGTAAACCGATACCGATCCACCTGAATTTTGAACACGTGCAATATAATATTCATCTGCTTCTTTTTCAGGAGGTGTGGAAAGACTTACTTCCGGTACTAAAGAAATAACATAATCGTCATAAGCGTACAAACCATCTCTTTGTTCTTGTGTCAAAACGCCTCCCAAAGGAAGTGTACCCAACACAATTACCCGAAGATTGGATTCTGCAACAAAAGTAGAAGCAGACGTAAGTAGCAAGTTCTGATTATCGATCACATTTACGATCTGATAAACCCCATTGTTAAGTGGAACAGAACCATCTTGCTTTTCAAACCGGATAGAAACGGGAGTTGATGAAGATTGTCCTCTTACTTTTCCGGTAAAATCAACAGAACCCGATACAACACCTTGTGAGTTTACGCTTACATACCCCTTTTCGTAATTTCTTGTTTTGTAAGCAATCTTCACCCAATAGAAATTGCTGTCATTCGGCACAACGATGTTGTCTTCTACATTGATATCTATAAAGTTCCCGGCACTGGTAAGAGCCATCCCAGGAAGTACCTTAATAGTGCCAGAGTTTGTTCCTGTTTCCACTTTAAAAGGTTCTACAAGATTTTCATCTTCTACTGATTTGTTAACTGTATTAGGATTGATCTTAGATGGGTCATTCGTAATCATCCCAAAAGAATAAGATGCCTGTAGCACCGCCTTCATAAGCGGTGCTGTAGCAAAGAAAGAAATCATATTTGAAAGTTCTTCTTTCTCTAAAAAAACATTTCTACTAACATTTAACTTGCTCATACTCAATATTTTAATTATTTTTGACTTACTATTTCCATCCACTTGGGACACCCTCGCAATTCGTACCTGTAAAAGTCTGACTATGACTTGTTACGTTATTGTTCCCAGACTCCGTTATCTTTACATAATTGGATGATCCTGTAAGGATTTGAATAACAGGGACAGTTCCAAGTTTCGAGCAACCATAAAACATTCTGTCCATATTAACTTTTCCTACCCCTGCAACAGAACGATCATAAAAAGATGTATAAGAAACTGCATAAGCCTGTTCTGTTCCTAAAGAAAGATTTGTACAGCCTGAAAACATTTCAGTACAATTCAAGCTATTGCCAATATTCTCAAAATTGGTATTATTAAACTGATTTCCTATATCCACATTCACAGGTCGTGCAGATGTTCCTGGTTGTCCTACATAATTCCCTGTTCTTCCAAAAGAAGTGAGTGACGTGCATCCTGCAAAGCATCTCCTAAGATTGGTAAGTGTCGTAAGATCATTAAAGAACTTAGCGGGAATTTGTTTCACACCCGTGTTCTCAAACATACTTTCTGCATTCTGCAACCTTCCATCCTTCATATTAAAAGAAGATATATCAGATAAATTCCTACAATTCGCAAACATTCTTGAAGCGTTTGTTACACTTGACGGAAGTCCCTGTCCATAAGGAATAGACAAATAAGTACAATCCTCAAACAATGACTGCATATTTGTTGCCTTCGAAGAGTAAGAAAACATAGCGGTAGACCAGCCGTCGACAAGACTTGTACAACCGACAAAGCAACCAGCAAAAGAAACAATGTTTGTGCAATATCTGAACCATAATACCGGAAGTTCGGTTATGGCTGTGCAGCCTTGAAATGTATATTGCATATACTGTGCATTCGTTGAATTGCTAAATGGAGAACTTGTAGCTGATTGACCTCCTGTATTTTTCAAAGCCGTACATTCAAAAAATACAGCATGGAAATCTTCTGTGCCACCTCCCCTTCCAAAAGTACCATTGCCAACGCATGAAGTCAAACTCTTACAACTTCTAAACAAGGAAGAATGATAAACACATGAAGTAGGAACAAGTTGACCACTCGGGAGACTTGTAACCCCACTGCTCCAAAAAGCACCCGCACAAGAATTACCTGTCATTTTGGTAAACAAACCAGAAGGAATAGACCTAAGACTTGTGCAATCTCTAAACCAACAGATAACACCCCCTGAAATAGAAGGAATTGTGTTTGTTGCAATCGATGAAAGACTTGTACATCCTCTAAAGGCAGAATGGTTGCCGCCGGCAGCGTCCACATTATAAGTGCCAGAACTTCCCTGAATAGAAAATGATTCGGGCCACTGTTTGATTGCAGTAGCTCTTGTATGATTTCTGAAATTGGCATACACAGTAGAAGGGTTACTTGTATTTCTACTTCCGCCTTGTACCCTTACTTCTCTCCCCACTATTTCATAAACGCCATTTGATACAGATGGCGTTTGAGGCGATCCGCTATAAGAAACGATAAGAGCTTTCCAAAGATAAAGGTAAATACTGCTCCCTCCTGCGTTCGTTGATTCATCCCCTGTCCCTACACATTCCGAATCCGTAGCGGAAGCATACACATAACCTCCAGAAGGAGAAGAAACCGTTATCCTACCACTTCCATTTGTCTGATCTGTACCACTGTAATAAGACGATCCGTCAGGCGCGGTAGTTCTTATATTCACGGAAGTATAAGGTTGCAATACATTTTCCTTTCTAAGATAAATATAAGTTGTCGTAAGCTCATAGTCAAGAGTGAAATCTATATACGTGTCAGCTCCCGATATTGCAATATTGTTTTTCGTTTGGGGTTGATAATTGTCTGCCGTACAAGTGGCATTATATGACCCTGATTGTATTCCAGTAAGTGTAAGCTGTCCTTGTGAGTTGGTGTACCCACTCTTTCCTCCATAAGTCACGTAAGCTCGATTAATGTTATATCCATTTCGGGATTTCACTGTAATATGAGCACTGTAAGTCTTGTTAGAAACACCTACCCTTTGTTGTGGCATTGATTCCTGATTAACTGTGACAGAACCTTCCGTAGGCTGATAGTCATAAACGGAAACTTCATATCTGTAAGTTTTCCCCATCTGCATCATAAAAGTCGTTGTACCATCCGACCCTGTATTTTGCGTACTAAGCCCTTCTGGTTTTACAGAAGCTCCCGAAACTGGAAGGGCTGTATCAGAATTATAAACATAGAACTGCACTCTCGTTTCTTTTCTTGGCATTGCAACATTCACCGTCTTTGGAAGGTCATTTGGTTGCACAACCCCTGTCTGATCACTGAAATATTGCTTCGAAGCCACCCAATCATAACGCATTCTCGGAACAGAGAATTTGATCTGTCCGTTACTTGTCAAACCTGTTTGTTCTCCTGCACCTCCCCTGTTAAGGGTTATTCTTGTGCCGTTGGAAATGATACCGTTATCCTCTGTTACAACAAATGTAAGATCATATAAAGTTTGATCCATATAGATGCTCACCACTTGATCATTTCCATTTACAGTAAATTGCTGCTCTCTGTCCTCATATTCCTCATAGGATGCTATGACAGTGTATTGTCCATTGGGAAGTTCCAACACAACACCAGAAGAATCTTCCTGCACAAAATCCTTATCGTTTACTTTCACTTTCGCACCTTCAACGACTGTTCCTCCTGCGTCATACACCTTGATAGTAGTCTTATAGGTAAGCTGTTTCAAGTCTATCGTAAGGTTCGAATTATTATAAAACTCATAGTTTTTCACATATACCCGTTGATGATTGTTGTCGTAAAATACATCATAAGAATATTTTCCCCCCAACACTCCTTCAAAAACAGCCTGCCCATTGTCAGAAGTCTGTTTTGTCAAACCTGCAAATCTTACGGTAGCTCCATTTAAAGGCTTTTTCTCTCCCGTAAAGGTGTTGTAATCATTTACAGTAAACGTCATGTTAAAAGTAGGCATAGGGTTGAAGCTCACTTGTATATCCTTATTACTGTCCACAACAACATCCCCATTTACAGGAATCCAGTTTTGCTTTTCAACAAGATAAGTGCAACCACCTCCCAATATATTCGTGAATGTCACTTTCCCATTCGTGCCCGTTCTTTTGCTTTCCGAATAAGCGACAGTATCCTCTGTTGCCAGTCTGTCCTTTGCGGTAAGTGTCACATTTGCACCTTCCACTGCGCCAGTAGATGAATTTGTCACCGTAAATGTAACCGTATATCTTGGTATCAATATAAGTGTTACGGGTTCGGATTGATCGTCTTGTACATTGATGTTCTTGTTTATGGTATAATAATCCGTCTTGCTTACAATATAAGGGTATAAGCCAGGAAAAGCCATAAATATGGCATTACCAGAAGAATCCGTATATTTAAATTCACCATTAAAAGTAACAAGGGCATTTTGTATAGGTCTTTCATTTTCGTCCCTTACAACGAACGTGACTTTTCTTTCATACACATCTCCTTGCATTTGAATATATTCCACCTGCGTTTCTTCATCGTCTTCCAATACCTGAAACAATCTATCTTCTATATTCATGAACAAAGACTTCTCCACATCAATAGAATAATCACCAGGATAAAGTACAATAGATGCTTCCCCGTTTCTGTCCGTCACAAGACGTTTGTCTAAAATGGAAATAGAAGCTCCTTCTATGTAAGCTCCCCTATCCGACAATACTTTGAAAATAACATTCTTCTCTTTCAAAGGCTGAATATCCTCACTACCCATTATGTTTTTGTAGGTAACAAGGTAATCTTCTGTAAATCCTTTTACTCCTTCCTCGCTTGTAAGGGAATTATTAAGATAATAAGCAGCTATCACGTCCTTTTCCCCTAAATTACCTTGATAGAATGGAAGGAAAAGCGGTTTTATCTTTATATCGTAAATATACACGGAAGAGGAAGGATTTGACCTGTCTTGTGTAAGATTTAATGACAAGAATTTCATTCCGTCTTTCATTTGAAGCCCTCTCCCTTTCGGGAAATTAAGCTCTAACTGCTTTGCGTATGCCCTATTCTTTCTCGATAGAATTGCCCGGCATTCATAATACACTCCGGCTACAGGAAATTCCAGGATTCCTTTGCTGCCTGAAACAAAATTATTGCTATCCACACTTCCGTAAGATTCCTTACATATCATAGGTTGAACGGCTTCGTTAAACGCTTCCACACCGAATTTCAAATTTTGGTTGCTTGTGAAAGATGTTTTAACCTTAAAAGAAATCTGATAAGAAAGATTTTCTGAAATAGGAAGGAGCTTCGTTTTGTCAATTTCAGAAGAAATACCCACCAAAACATTTCCAACGAAAGTCATTGCCTGTATAGGAGTGCCATTGTTGTCTATATCATCCACAATAACAACACCTGTAGGATTGACCAAAGGATAAGCATTCAAATCCGTTACACTCGTAGTTGTCTCATATCCCTTTGTAACATTCAAAACAGTATCGGTTCTGTTCCATGTGGGAGAACTGTAACCCATTGTCCATCCTGTGTCACGTGCCATCAAAAGAGCAAAGATAAATTCTTCTTCCGACTTATACCGGATAAGGCGAAGAAGCTCGCCAAGTATTGTACCTTCTTTATTTACAATATCAAGTGTTCCTCTTTTCCGGTATTCCTTTACATAATTGTCGAACAGATACCTCATCTGTTCAAGTGTATCGACTTCATCTGTCACAAGTCCTCTGTTTTCAATAAACAATTCAAACAGAATCTTATTCGTATCAATCTCATTGTATTGCTTTGCATACAATACAACAAGGGCAAATATGTGACAGACTGTTCCCCAATATGCCTTAAAATCCTCACCGTCCTTCTTTATGAAAGTAGGAAGAATGCCGGGCGAAGATACTTTTTCAAGCACATTCTCCGCCCATTCCATTACGGCAGGATCGTTTTCTTCAAAGAACCGTTTGAATACGGTTTTATTGTAGATTTCCTGTGACATTCCTTAAAAATTTGAATTGTTTTGTTATACCTTTTGAACGTAAAGTCCTACTAAATCTGACAAGTTGTGTGACAAAGGTTGTCCACTGTCTCTTGTACATTTATACTTCACACCATTCTGCGTGTAATATTTGCCATTAAATATCTCCATAGGTGGTGTGTAAGGAATAGGATCATTCTCTGTACCTTCATGTCCTTCTACAACAACTTTCCAAAGAGAAGCTGTAGATAAAGACGGTTTCCAATTTTCCTGTGTTTTATGATCCTTGATACATTCCCAAAGGACATCTTCAACTCGGTATCGTTCACCGGTTTTGACGTTTATTCCGGTTTCCCATTCGGGGTATCGATCTTTAACCTGTAAGGCTTCCGACGAGGAAAGGTCATATGTATTTATCTCTTCTGTAGCTTCTTTATCCAGTTCGTTCAGAGCAAGCAATCTACTGAATTGTCTGTTAATTACTGGTTGTTCTCCTTCTGGATAAGTCCATTCTTCACTATTCAGTAGTTCGACAAAAGACGGATCACTAAAACTATAGCGAGGAAAATCTTCATCATCGAAGGGTGCAAGGTATTCCTCATGAAGGATCACCTTGCTCTGATCCACACTTGTTCTCATTTCGGGTAGGACTTCTATTCCGTGGGACTTTGCCCATAATAAATCTACAATTGCGTATTTCACGTCACTAAAATTTTAAAATTTTATTTATCAAATTCACATTATAAAATGTTTACTCTAATAGGGTTAAACGCTAACCCACTATCGATTATCCTACTTACATAAGAATCACCGAATACTTTTCTTCCAATTCCAATAGCTCCGTTTATATCTGCATTAATCAGTTTATTTACAGAGCTTTGAAACAATCCACGTTTCTTTCTTTTACCTAAGTAAACATCATGTTTTTCTAATCCTTCAAAAGCCAAATGATCAACTTTTGATGTATAGGATTCTTCGCTAAGATAAAAACTAATTCCAACTAATTTACATTTATAGAAGATTTTATCTATAAGTCTTGAAAAAGGAATTTCTACAAACTTCTGATTTGTTTTCTTTCCAAGATTAATTTCTTGCTTCCATCCTTTGTTCAGTCCTACTACAAGACTACCGATATTATTGTCAACACAATAGTTTATAATAAATCTACTAACCTTATGAATATGATCCTCTATCCAAAAATTCCTATAATTGTTAAGTTGTCTAAGTCTTTTTGAAGTTCCTTTATCTCCTGCAAAAGACATTAATTTAGCTTTTCTCTTATTGTACCACTGATTAAAAGATTTCATAATTCGTCCGTTTACAATGAAAGGCTGTTTATCTACATTGTTAACACATGAACATAAATTATTCAATCCCAAATCAATCGAAAGAACATTATCTTTGCTCAAATTCAAATCTTGTTCTTTCTTTTCATAAATCACTTCAACCACATAGCAAGTAGCTTGTGGTATAATTCTAACTTGACATAATTTATTGTCTCCTATTTTGGTTTTGATTGGTGAAATAATATTTTTAATAAAATGAATACAACCATCTTTCTTAACCCTACAAGCAGAAGTTGTAAAGACTACCATATTCTGTTTCTTTCCTTTTTTGTATTTAGGTAATTTCGGTTTCGAGCGGAACTTAGATGGATTCTTTTCAAATTCCTTTTTTGCCTTTATCCATCCTTTTATATTTGAAAATACCTGTGTAACTACTTGTTGAGAAATTGCAGTCGGAAAATTTCTAAAATCAAATTGGTTTTCTTTGCAAAGTTTGGTTGAAAATTCATATTCTTTCAGATACTCTTCGTTGAAGATTCCTTGACGTACATTATACAAAACATAATTATAGAGCAATCCTGATTTGAGACAAATATCTTCAAATCGGTTATCTTTAACAATATGCTTTTCAACCAATTTCATCTTACTTTGCTTTTAGGGTTTGGAGGTAGTTGTAGGCTTTGATACAGTCGTCTTTGGATAAAGTACTACTATAAATTCCAGCTAATTTAGTTGCCGACTCAGCAAATTGATTACTTCCATCAAAGCCTAAATTTACCATTGTATAATTTGATGATATATTGCCAGGCACAATATTGTATTCATTCCAATTTTCATCATATACTTTACCCTCTGAAGTTACGGCTCTCACTACATTTGATGGTATCAAGGTTCTATTTCCCTTTAATACGACATACACACCACTACCTTGAAGATTTTGGATTCTAACCTTTGTTGATAAGTCAAAACCACAATAAGATATCTTTTTAACGGGGAATTTAAAATCTAATATAACAGTAAAATTTTTGCCAAATTTAAACTGTTTACTAACCACTTTATCATCCACCCCATCAGTAACCAGATATCCTTCGTATTCGGGGATTTGCTCGATAATTATATTTTGTGCTTCAAATGCTTTGTTTGTAAAAAAGCCTATACTCGTATTAACAGGGTTAATTTTTACAATATTAATTCCCTCATTTAATATTACTCTGCCTAAAGCAGAAGAACCAAAAGATAATTCAATGTCACTTGGCTTATTTGAAACGCTTATCTTTAATTCTCCAGAATAAGAGACATTTTTACCAAGAAAAAATGCACCCACGGCTTCTTGAGATTGTTCTAACACAATCTTATGGGGATTAACGACATTAACTATATTAACATTACCGCTACCAGTATTAGCAAACCAATTGTTAAAATTAAGTTTATACAACCCATACCCACTCCCTTCTGCAAACCCAAAATTCGACAGCACAAGATTATTACCATTGCCTGTAATGTTGGCAATAGTAGCACGATCTTCGTCCTCGTTGGTTTTGCCTACCGTTGTCCACGCTTGGTCGGGGAAGAGCCAGGGATAGGTTTTGACGAAGTAGTCTTTGATCTTGGTCAGTTCTTCTTCGGTGGCATCGTGATCGAGAAATACAAGTTCCCAGATAGCAGCGTTAATACAAGTTCCTACATTAGTTGGAGCTAATTTCCCAACATGTAGCACATCTGTTCCCTCAAAATTACCAGTTGTAATCGAAACACCATTATAACTTTTAGATGTCTGATAAGTAAGGATGTGTGGTAAATCCATTTCACTCCCTATTGCTCCAAAAGATATAGGCTTATTAAGATGATCGACTTGTATATTTCTATATTCTAACAAGAAGGCACCATCCTTGAGCCAATTCTTTACATTAGATACTAATCCTAATGCTCCTTTTCCCCTTGTAATCCACTGTCTCAACGCCACAACCGTATATCCCTTTTCCTTAGTCAGAATAGGGAAGTTATCACAGACACCATAATCATCCACTCCGTCAAAGACAAGTGCACCGGGGTAGAGAGGTAGTTGTTCGATGGTAATTGATCCCACTTTACCCGCAGCATTAAAAAGATAAACAGCTAAAAAATCATCTTCTTTTATTGCAGGAATTTCAGTGATGCCATTAGGATTTAAAGGTACTTTTACTGTTGTAGCCGTTGATGTAGAAGGAGCATAAAATGACAAAAATAGATCACCTTCATTGTATCCTTCACTTGATATTTTTATGAAATAAGATTTATTAAATTGGTAAACATCCTTTGGTATATAAATAGCGTGACCCATTCCTGAGGTTAAAAGGGTTACTTTAATAGAATTGCTACTTTGCTCATCAATTCTTACTTTATCTACAGTAGCATTGTTTCTGAAATAATTAAAATTCTGAACATAACCACCTACTCCAGACATTTCACCCCAAATGAAGTTCTTCATTTGCAAATCATGCCCATTACCCGTCTTATCAACCCATACGGGATTTTCTTTCATCTGTTCATTGGTGAGACCTAATGCTGAATATCTTGCAATCATGCCAGGAATAGATGAGAAAGGAGGAATAGGAGCTACTCCGCCCCCTCCCCTAAATCTCCTAAAAGGAATTGCATTAATATTTCCTATTAAATTCATTGTCAATTCCTTTCCTTAAAAACCTATACTAAGATTGGTTGCCGTTGTCCCTTCTTTCAAAATCTTCTGAACCATGTACATAAGAGGTGACCCCAAATTTGCGCTCACTTCCGCTTCTGAAATGGTGTATTCCATTCCACCTGAAAGAACCACTTTGATATCTCCTTCTGAAAGAGGAATGATTACAAACGGAACTTTTTGTCCGTTTTGGTCAACCAGAGCAATATCTTCGTTAATATCAGATAAGTTCCATGCACTACTGATTAAAGAAGGCGCAGCTTCACCATTAGTAGTTATCAGCTTATTGGAATTAGCTGTTACTGTTCTTTTAACTATATCCATGATTATGAAATTTTTAAACGTTTAAAAACAAAGTATATACTTACCCACAAAGATAGTCTTTTCTCAACAAACATAGTAAACTTATGCTTCTTGGTAATTTATTAAGGTAACTATATACCAGTTTGCACTGGTACAAAGTTACCTTTATTAAATAGGTTCATTGTGGTAGTATATGCAGAAAATACCTTCTCCTGGTTTTATAATATTTCCCGCATCATCATCTGCTGGAGAAGATTCTTGTCCAGAACCATACCCAGCAATTCTTGTTGTTCCTCCGTCTGGAGAAGTAATATCAGAGCCACCATAGCCCGCACCTCCCCATGCAGATGCACCGGTTCTTTTCCCACTTTCAGTGTTTAAATATCCTGCTTCACCTTTACTTGTACCTCCAAAAATAGACTGGACAGGGATAACAACTGAGGATTGAATAGGTTTAGTTACGTCTCCCAAAACAGTATTTTCATAAGAACTTTTAAATCCATATTTACCATCTCCACCTGGAGCACCTGACGGTTGCATTCTTGGCCCTGTAAAAGAATAAGTTTCTTCTTTTGCGTTTTGGCTTCCATAACTTCCACTACAATAGAATGTACCCCTCATGTGGGCAACAAAACCACCGGAACTTTTTGCGTTATATACAGAATAATTGCCCAGTCTACTTCCTTGTGGCATGGGATAATCGGCGTCATTTTGAGCATTGTCTTTCCCATTATAGGCTTTATATTCATAAGTTGTTGTTCCTAATCTTATGGAATATTTTGTGCCGTATGTCCAGCTACCCGCATTTGGAACATTGCTAAATGTAATTTTAGCTATTCGACCATCTGAAATATCCGACATCAATATATTAGGAATATACACAATTTGTCCAGTTGTTCCACCCATCAATGCAAATTCATTCCAAGATTGCCAATACGTAAAGCATTCGCCTCCCCTTCCAACTATTAAAAGGGAAACGTATTTATATAATGTATCTAATTGGTAAGAGGATTGATTGCTTGTTATCTGCACCAACTTGTTCAATTTAGTTAGGGTGTATTCCAAATTCACACTTGTTTGATAAACTCCACTTATAGTTCCTGTCGTTGAAAAATCACTGAAACCGGAAGATGTAATCTTAATCTGATAATTTCCCGCAGGAATTTTGTCAAACCGTGCCGTGTATGTTGCTGGCCCTGCCGAACCTGTATGCTTCTGCCCTTCTGAATCTGTAAATTCCACATTACCACCAGTAGGATTTACTTTTACTTGCACCATATACAGCGGAGTAAGATTTACTTGCACCTGCATTCCTTCACTGTTCACAGTAATGCTTTGAGATGTTTCTTTGGAAAAATCCCCTTCCGGCACATACAAAATATACTGTCCGTATGTGACATTGGCGAACGTTACGGTAGTGGTTATATTTTTAGTCTGAATCACCTCCATCCCCGTACTGTCCTTTAGTTGGATTTGGCTTGGCATACCTTGCATTTGTCCAACTCTTCTTACCTGAACATTAATAGTATTGTATATCTGCAAAAGGAAGGTGTTAAGCGCAGTTTTCCCGCTTACTTCAACCGTTTCCTCTTTGCTTTCAAATCCATCTTTAGAAAAAGCTACTTTATAGCTTCCGTCTGGCACAAATAAAACGACTGTCCCGTTTTGTGAAGTTGTACCGGAAGCCATCTGCACCCCTCCTTCCTTATTTTCAGTCACAACAACCTGTACGCCGAAAATGTCAGTTGCCCCGTCTAATGTGTTCCTATGGACAACTACTGTAAGCTCACTTACAGGTTGCAAAGTAACCTCAATTGTTTTCGCTTCATTTAATACACCGACTTTCCCGTTCTGCGTTGCATAACCATCAGCACTGACCTCATAATCATAATCAACGCCTAATGCAGCAGAAATAACAGCTTCTCCATTGTTATTTGTATTCTGCTGATAATTGTTTGATGCAGATGTCATTTTTACAAGAGCGTTCTCGATAGGAATTGCTGGATTAGGCAAAGGAAGAAGGGCAAAAGGTAAAACTGTTTGCCTGTCATTTTTACCTGGTCTAAAATAAATCCCGTTTGTCCAATTAAGATTTGCATTATTTGAAGCCCCATACTGGGTGCAAGTTTGAATAGATACACTCCCCCATAAAGAAAGACCCAACATGCTCAAAATCTCTTCTACTTGTGTTTTGTAAGAATACAGAGTTGTTGCCTCGCCATATAAAGGTAAATAGCCATTCTGTCCATTCCCAAACATATATGTCTTGGCGTATTTTGCCGCAGGTGCATTGTCAATTCCTAAAGCAGATATTATCACATCAGTATAAATAAAACCATGCGTTGATTTGTATAGGACTGCGCTTGCTACATTAGTGTCTAACATTGGCACATTGAAGATCAAAGTGCCTCGCCCACCAAAAGGATAGCTTTGGGCACTTATGGCTGTCGATACCATAAACGAATCAGTATCGGTTGAAATTCCTATGCCGCATACATCAGATATTCCCTTACCAGATGATGCCCATTCTTCTTTTGTGTAACGATTATTGTCTTTATCGTAGATATACACACCATTTGGAACAGGATTGTATTCATAGGTACAGAAAGGACGAACCATCCGAGAACCAGTTTTAGACTTTCCGTTTTCTGCACCATTAATCCAATCAAAATTCCAAGCATTAGCTGAATCGTATTGTGTCGAAGTCCGGTATAAATCACTACTCAATGGATCTGAACCGATTGTCGTATTTATTGAAGCGTCGATCTTAACCCTGTTCAAATAAGCTACACCCCACTGCCCACAAGAAGGCAAAAACCAAGAACCCGCACCAAATCCTTCTGTAGAATAAGCTGCGCACTTATGTGCCGCCGTGCTTTCCGTTGGTTTCGCAAGCATGATGTTTTGAGAATTTGTCTTACCTGCAAAATCACAAAGAGCTAAAGATTTATTTGTTTCGGTGACTACATTAGGAATAATGCCTAATGAATTTGTCCAAAAACTGGCAGTCAGATTTTCCAAACCTATGAAGTCAAAATCCTTGCTTCTTACATCTGTAATGACACCGACACAAGTTTTAGTGCCGTCCAATTCAGTTGACCATGTTTTGTCACCATACACAAAATCACCAACTTTGGGACGGGAAATAAGTGATGAATCTTGTTTTGAAGTTACCTTAAATGTTACATCTACATTATTTGCAATCAAAATTTCTTTGTTGATGGCAGGCGCATTTACATTCAACGTGCCTGATTGTGCTTCCAAAGGAGAAGGCGGCGTAACTGTATAATCATAGTTCCCATAAAGAACCTTGTCAGCCGGAATATCCGAACTTATTGCCTTTTTGCCATAGAAAGAGAATGTGATATTCAAATCTTTCAAATCATCTGCGGATAATGTACCTCCGTCAAAAGATTGCACATGCACTGACCAAATGGTAGAATTACCTATTGTTTCTGTATCCAACAAAAGATCAGAAAGCTGGAATCTTTGAATTACATCATTTTCCATCTCCACCGTTAAGGGAGCGTTTTGCGAGCCATAAGTTATAACTATCTTCAGATTGGACGGAACACCACTTACCTTAAAACCAAAATCCAAAGCCTTGTGATGATCCACTGTCTTTTCTGTGCCAATTTGGAAAAGACCATTCGAAAACCCTATAAGTCCGGCATCCACATTAAACAAAACATAAGTCTCTATAGAAGCTGTCGATGTCTTGATCACGCTCGTTAAAGTAAGATTCTTTTTCGTTTTATCCCAGCTTCCCTCCCAGCCATCTATTTTATTTGAATTGTAAATTCTAGTAAGACTTTCCGTAATACTACTATTATCCTTATCCTGAACAATTGTCAATGGAGAAACAATTACACCATTGGGGAAATAGGTTTTTAATTGATCTGTTGTTACGCCGTCCGCTGGAACAAGATATTTCTCATCTTCTTGAAAAACAGGACAACTGGAAAAATCCGCATCGCTGTCTTGTGACCACTCAAACTCTCCACCATCAAACGTCATAGTAGCTACACCAGACGAGTTAGTCGTCCCTTTGTATTTGTTAGATGAATCGCTTCGATCTGTCATTTCGATAACGACATTCTCAATAGGAGAACTATCATTTTGACTTTTTACAGTAAATGTAACCGTTGAAATTTGAAGCATCTCAACCGTTATGTTCTGATCTCCACCAGCAATTGTAAATTCACCTGTTACATCTTTATAACTGGATTTCTTTGCTGTATAGATATACTGTCCGTTCTTGTAAGTCAAAGTAAGAATGCCGTTAGAAGCAGTAGCTCCACTTGCAACAGGTGTGTCTGAAGATTCTGCCTTGGCAAAACTTATAGCTACATCTTGTGTGGATGGAACAGTCTGGAAAGTAACATTGTATTTTACATAATCAGCCAAATCCAATTCAATGACGCTTGCGGTAATTGCCACACTAAATGTTCCGCTTGGCACTTCCACCAGATTAGGATTATCCATACTTGTAGTAGGAATCTGATATTGATAATCCCCTGTAGGAAGATCAATTGCCGCGATACCCTGACTGTTTGTTACAATGGTTTCAGGAAGTGCCCTTGCACTGCTTTGTCCTACAATTATCTTTACATCCGCCAAAGCAGAATTTCCTACCTTTGTATGGAATGTAACTGTCGCTCCGGGAACAAGTGTTATCTGTACACTTTTTTCAGCTTCTTCGATTTGCACATTTCCTGTCCCGTTTAAAAAACCTGTTTTTGAATAAGCGTAAGTATGCGTTCCTGTGGAAAGATTTATTGTTGCTATACCGTCTTGCCCCGTTGTGATTGTATCATTACCATCAATAGTAATTTCAACGCCTTGTGTGGCTGGTGAAGTTGTAAATGTAGTTTCAAATCCATAAGTCAATTCTATCACTTTCTCCTGATCGGCATCCTGAACACTTCCCATTCCTTCTTCCGGCGAATATCCTGTGAGTGACGCATTCCAATCATAAGCACCGTTTATTACCTGCACAGGATCAGTTGTTCCATCATCTTTTGTTTTAAGACTTACAGTATTTCCACTTAATATGGCCGGTCCACTTACACTGACAGTCACATCTTTTAAGCCTGATTTTCCTGCGGCGGTCACTTTAAAGGTAAGATTCCATATCTTCTTCAATATCTGCGTAAACGTAGTCTCTCCAATTACTTCAAATGAAAGAGTTTCAACCTTATAGCTGTTCTTCATGAATGAAGCGGTATATTTACCAGCTTTTAGACTGATTATCGCTTCTCCTGACGCATTTGTGGTAACTGTCTTGTCCTCATTTTCTATATCAATAGACACTCCTTGCAAAAGATTGGGCGAAGCCATGTTATCTTTTACTACAAACGTAATATTACATGATATAGGGGTAAGTTGAGCTAATACGTTCTTGTTGCTACCGGAAACTTCCACATTACCTTGTGTCTGAACATAACCTTCCTTCGTTACCGTATAAGGATACTGCCCGTCAGAAAGACGAACCGTTACCAAACCACCCTGCGAAGTCTGATAGTCCTTTTCGTTGATATGAATATTAGCGTTTTCAATTGCAACACCTTCATCTGTCTGTACAGTAAATACAATATCGTATTTCTTGTACTCCATATTTACAGGAAAAGACGGAATATCTGCACTTACAACTTCCAGCTCGCCTAAATAATCGTTCATACCATTGGCAACCACCGTAAACGGATATGTACCATTTTTTAACTGCAAGGACACCTCACCATTATCCTGTGTCTGATAAGACGTTGCATTTATCTCCACTGTAGCCCCCTTAATAGGTTCTTTCAATGGATTTTTTACCGTCATTATGACATTGTAAAGTCTTGCCTTTAAACTTATTACACTACTGTTATCACTGTCAAGAACAGTAACCGAAGAACTGCCGTCATAATATCCCGACTTTGTTACGGTATAAGGATATGTCCCGTTTTGAAGGCTTACAACAGCTTGCCCTCTTTCATTTGTAGGATAAGAAGAGCCATTGATATTTACTGCTGCTCCTTGTGCCGGACTACTGTTATCACTGTCAAGAACAGTGATAACCACATTATAATGTTTCAATACAAGGGTTCTTTGAATAAATGTATCCTGTCCTTCTACGTTGAACGATCCGGTCAAATCATCATACCCCTTTTTCTGCACGGTGTAGCTGTAATTTCCACTCTTTAATTTTATAGTAGCTTGTCCAGAACCGTTTACATTCAATACTCCTGGCTGTCCTTCTATTTTGATTGTAGCTCCTTCTGCCGGATTCCCCTGATTTACCTGCGAAATATTAAATTCCACATTGTATAAAAAGAAATCCATCTCAAAGGTAACGTCCGCATTCTGGTTGTTGACCTTAATTTCCCCCTGTAAAGTATCATACCCTGTCTTTTCGATTGTTACAGGATATTCACCATTTACAAGTGGTATTTCCGCCTCTCCATGCTGGTTCGTAAGATATTCTCCATTGTTCACCTTTACAATGACATTCGGTATAAGCTGATTTTCCTTATCCTTTACAATGACAGTAATCGTCCATACCTTAAATTCCAATTCAGGATATACTTCTTTATCTCTACCATCCACAACTACACTGCCGGAATACTCATCATATCCCAACTTTTCAATAGTGTAGGGATAGTTCCCGTTCCTTGCGGACAAAGAAGCCACACCTTGCAAATTGGTAATGGTTGTTCTGTTATCCATCATTACATTTGCATAAGGAACAACCCCTCCCTTTTCGTCCGTCACATGGAAAGTGACCGTATAAGGAGCTAAAACCATTTGTACATCAATGGAAACACTACCGTTCAACACTACAAACATTCCTTCTACGGGGATATATCCCGAAGCGGAAACAATATATTCATACTGTCCGTTTGCAAGTTGGATAATAGCTTGCCCATTGTCATTTGTTATAACAGCATTGTTCCCTATAGAAATATTTGCACCTTCCACAGTGCCACCTTCCGAATCTGTCACATTGAAATAAGCCTCTTGATAAAGGTTGAGTGAGCTGTCGTTGATGCCTACAAACAAATCCTCCGGTTCAGACGGGTAAAACAACGGAGAGAGGTTGCTATCAGAATCGTACAAAATATTTCCGTCTTGATCGCGCATCACAAACCCCCTTATACGCGGAAGCTGATTTGCCGGGACTTGCTGATCGTAATACGGAAAGAAATACTCGTCCGGCACATATTTTACGCCATCGGTCTTTTTTACAATATCCAGCAAATCGTCCCATTCTACGATTTTTCCAGGTGTCCAAAAACGAAAATCAAGATATTTAGTAAAGTTCACTTGTATGTTCTGACGCACAGTAGACACATCGTAATCCGGTTGAAGCTGAACACGGAAATCCAACCCCCTTTCTGAACCCACATAGAACCAATCAATATTCTTGATACCAATACCAATTACTTTCCCTTCAATATTCAGTTCTGAAATACCAAAATATCCTTGTGCGCTTTCAAGAAGTGTATCAAGTTCTTCTTCGGTAAAGAAAATACCGTTCTGCGAAACAACATAGAGATTATATATGCCCTTTTCGTCCAGACCGGCACTCATTACTTTTAAGACACGATCGTCTATGTTGCTAAGTGTCTGTGTCCAGTATTCTATTGTGTTCTTGCTAAGGATATTCAGATTGTTCTTAATACGGATTCTGAATGTTTCATCATCCTCACTATCGCGTCCTCCAATAGCATAATATTCATTCGTGCATTCGATATGGCCTTGTGGCTGCGGCGAAACATTAGTAATGCTGTTAGGCGGTACGTTTGTGGAATACCCTGCGTTGATGCTTCTTACCTTTACATATCCATAACCACTTTCCCCTACAGTCAATGCTTCATCAACTTGGAAACGAATACCATTTTTATTTACAAAAGTAACAGACGTATCATATACTGTACCTGGATTAGCAGATACTCTTATATATGTCGAAGAACCCAAAGCACCTTTACGCGGGCTGACACCATACAAAGCAGCAGCCTTATCCAAATAAACGCCTGTAGCTGTATCTGGAAATATCTGCGCTTCCTTTATGGCAATATCCTTCATTGCCTTTTGAGCAACTTTCGCTACACCGAATGCCGTAGCATTCACAACCGAACCATCAGCTACATTACTTACCTTAGCTGTCTTGTCTAAAAACATCTCTATAAAGAGATTCTTTAGATTAGTTATCGTTGCACTTGTTTTTGTAATCATCTGAATATCAATTATATAGGAACATTAACTAAATAATCTTTCTTTGTCACTGTCTTACATTGCAAAGAAAGGAACACGACATCTTCCTCTCTTTTTACATCTATCAACTCCACAGAATCCCATCTTGAATCCCTTTGGAACATATTCATTATGTCCTTGAAAATAGAAGGATATTGAATTGCGTTCACCGTTGTTCCTATGAACTCATTTGTAATTCCGTAATCCTTAAACTCTGGTATAGCACCTTTTTGAGAAGAAAGAATAGTATCCAAAGCCTGTCGGATCGCATCATCGCCTATCACTATCTTTAAATCGTCATTCTCAAAGACAAAATTCACATCTATGTCACGTCCCAAGATATTATCTCCCACAAGTACATCCACAACAGTATCAAGATAATTATTCCCAGCGTTCTTTAGATTGATATAGAACTTGTTTCCTCCATCAGAGAACGAATAATCAGTTTCTTCTATATACTGCGGTATTGTAATATTCATCCAATCATCTTCCGGGTTGGTACTGTTAAGCTGTCTGGATACATCTTCAAACCGTTCCCCTGTCCGAAGTGTCTTTTCCATCTGCAAAGTATTGTTTCTATCCAAAGAAGAACTTCTAAGCCATCTTGCCGAACTCTTGATAGTGGAAAGTTTCGTTTGTGTTTCTGTGAAATTGTCCAGAATACCCCACATGGAAATATCGTCCAAAGTATTTTCATGCAGAATAAACAAAGGCTCAATCGTTTCCGATTCTCTCACAAGTTCCACAAGGCGCAAAAAAGAATCCTTGTCCATCTCCCCACCATTACTATAATAGTCCACAATAAGAGGATAATCGTTGGCACAGAAATCAACAAACTTCTGGAAATATGACTTTATATCATATCCCGTTACGTTGTAAAATTTTTCGAAAGCATCATCCATTGCCCAACAAACCTTTAGAGATTGAACTTGCAAATTCATTTATGCCCTTTTGTATCACATTAGAGGCGCACATTTCCAAAAGCGAACCTTTACTGCCACTTGTTCCCGAAACCGCTTCTAAAGGAGCTATAACAGTCATTTCAAGATTGTATTCCCATATCATATTCTTTGATATACTCTGACTGAAATTAACGCCACGCGGTGGAATCGTAACAAGATAGCTTTCTCCAAGTGCCATGTTATAGAAGAAAAGTTTCACGGGAAACCCGTTCTCGTCCACTCCGTTGCTTTTATCTATGATAGATTGTAATATCTTGATACAACCATATCCCGTTTTGATGCCGGTATCAAAGGAAGGCATAGTGAGAGAACTTGTAGATTTTCCCTGTAATTGATAGAGATAACGCTTTCCTGCCGAGATACTAAAAGCTGCACCTGTCAACGAAACGCTATCAGAACCGCTTAAAAGAATCTTGAATGTCCTTCCGAAATTACCCTTTATCGTGATTGTCTGCGGCATGAAAACAGGAGAGGTAAGTACCGTTATACCCCCTGCCGTGTTGACTACCGTAGTTCTTTTAGGTTCGCTCTTGTCTATACTCTCAGGACTGATAGGGAAAGTAAAGACATCAATTGTGTTCCCTTTGGAATCTGCCAACTCCAAAGAACACATATACACTTCAAAATCATTCGGGAACTGCGCTGCCATCATGGAGCGACCCAAATTTTTAAGTGTCGATTTCGCTGTTTTTACTACTGAATCTAAAACTGCCACGGCTTCAAATGTTTAAATCGTTTTCCAAAAGTACAAACTTTTCACACATTCTCCTATCCTTGTGTTATCTTTTCATTCTCATAATCAGAAGCATTGAAAGTTTGTGCTGTCTGTGCTGATCCCACTATTCCAGTAGTTGACCCTGTCTGTGCTGTTGCCGATCCTGTCGTTGATACGGGATGGGAATGTGTATTGTAAGTGTTTACAAAAGAATTGAAAGACTGAACAAAAGTGTTCAATTTACTTGTAAGATTATCCAGTTCAACCAGACCTTTCAATCCCCCACCATTGAACTCAATAATATCGTTGTTCATTTTCAAAGTAGATGCTCCCGTTTTCAAATCTAACTGTTCTTTCGTTATCGTGCTTTGTACATCTTCCCCAATCTTTACCGATACACCGGAATTATCCACTTGCAAAGATTGTTCCATTTCCTCCGTTTTCCAATGAAAATAAACCTTTTCCAAATCCATAGAGACTTTTCTTTCCTCTTCTTCCGGTTTTTCTGGATTCACAACCTTTGCCTCTATCTGTGTGTATCCCTTTACGGAAACATTTGTTCCTCCGGTCACATTCACGCTTCCAGTGGATTCAACAATTACCTCCGATTCTTCTGATCCTGTAGCAAGTACCTTTACGGATGCTTTTTTAGGAGAATTGATAGAAACAATTACTGCATTATTAGCCGGATCAACCGATAAGGATGCAGTCACATTCCCTACTGTCTTTCTGAACTGGAATGTATTCTCTTTCCACATAGGAGACTGATCATTTCTCGGATAGCTCCCTATCACAATAGGAACACCGTCATACGGGTTGCTCGCTATCACTACAGCCGACCCTTGTTCATTTTCTTTCTCCGGGAACTCGATATTAGCCAAAACTTCATTTGTTATATAAATATCCCGAAAGAAAGCTCCCCCATTTCCCATGACAGAAACACGACCTCTCCTTAAACAAGTTTCCACATACAAATCCCTGTCCACTCCATTGGGAATGACAATAAATCCGAATGAAATCGCTTCGGGTGACGCATTCAATTTTCTTACTTTCCCTCCTGCCATATCTAACTGAACATTTTGCGATTTAAGAAATACTCGAATTGTTTTCTATCCACCTTTGGAGAAACAAGTGTAGCTATCTGATCTTTTTGAGTCACTTTAGCTGCATTTCTCATTTCCGTCAAATCAACCAATTTGAAATAATCCGGTTTCACATCCTTACTTTCTTCCCCTGCATTATCCTGTCTATTCTTTACAGAAGAAAAAGAATTAGAAAGAATAGGAACGTACATACCTCTTTCCACTTGCATAATAGTCTGTCTTTGTAAATTCCCATCCAAGAAAGAAACATTATTGACAACAGAGGATACATAAAAAAATTCATTTGTCGGTTCAAAGTAAATAAATGTACCAACCTTTATTCTTCTATCCCCATTTATCGTAATCATACCTGTTCTCGTAAAAGGAAGATAAGCTGTTGATTCTATAATGTATATGAGATCATTTAATGCTGCCGCCTGAAAATTAGAAAGCGTCCGTGTCTTATTTATCCCTTCTACCTCGTTGTAATTCAAATATTGGTCGGTGAAAGACATCTTCTTGTTACCAAACACTTCTGCGTAATCGTTCAAATATACAATAGGAACAAAAGCAAGGCTCGTTGTGTTTGTTTGCCCAGCATGATTATTAATCACTTTCAACTGATACCATGAATAGCTCCTTGTATCATAAGAAAGATCGTATCCTTGCAAATTATCAGAAGAAATTGTCACATACTGTCCGTTCTTGTAAGCTCCCATAATAGCATCCTTGTTGAACGGAGGTTGTCTTACAACTATATCTATCGTATTAACATAAGTATCAAAATAAAACTCCACCAAAGGAGATTGGCATACCCTCGTCATATACTCCAATAGAGTGCCATTCGGATTAGCAATAGAAGAATCAATAAGAACCCTTTTTTCGAGAATATCCTCTACAAATATCTTTACTATCTGCCAAACGCCGTTTACATCTTGTTTTTGATTATTTCCTAAATCGTAACTTTCTGTCCGCTTGTCTTCCCAAGAATCAAAAACACTGTTTTTAGCTATTCCTATTGTTGACATGGCGTTTACGATAAACCATAAACACTCTTTTATTTCCTTCTGACTAAACGACCATAAAAGGTTTGAAAAAGCTCCTGTAAGGACATTCCTTTTAAACCAAATACTATCCTCACTCATTTCGTACCAATGAGAAAAAGTATCAGTAGCATTCAATAAAGGAATGAAATAACAGCCATCTTCTGTAAAAAGTTTGCTTATGTCTCTTCCTTCTATCGTGATAGATTTTATGTTTCCTTGTGCTTCAAAAGAAGATGTACAGACATCTACAAATCCTATCATGTCCCAAATATTGTTTTTGGCTATTTTAGAAACAGGAATTTCCAAGTTCACTTGCTTTCCTAAATCCAAATCTCCCGTTGATTTTTCCTTTTTCAAACGTTCGAACCGGATAAAGACTATATCATTATTCTGGATAAACTTTTCTTGAAAAGACTTGACTTGTGCTCCCTCATTGGAAACAAGATTAAACTGTTCTATAATAGATTCTCCAAAAGCAAAAGAACTTTCGTTTGCATAAAAAGGTGATAGCAAAACAGTAAATTCTCCTGTCTGTTTTGACTTTGTAGTTACTACCTGCAAAACATAAGGGGATAAATCCATGACCTTATCCAAAGCCTTGATATATATCCATACCCTTACGTTCATGGAAATTATCTTAGCGTTTATCCCTGTTCCTTTCAGAGAAGATGTAACGCTTGTGTCAGGCAAATATTCTTCATCACTTATCAGACTTTCATAGTTTTCTCCCCAATAAGCCTTAAAACTTCCTTGTGACACAAATTGTCCGCTTTTTGAAGGTAAAACTATATTTAATGGCGTATCTGACTTAGGAAAAGCAATAGGGGTTCCACTTTTTACATAAGGTAAGATGCCGGAATCATAATCACTTTTAAACTCCACTCTTTCGGCCTTGTCATAAGTGCCCCAAATAATGTCAAGATTAGATATCCCCTTTTCATTTTTAACAGCCAAAAATTCCTTTTCTGTATATTTTTTAGCGTCAGATGGAGGATTAATTTGCCAACCTTTAATTAATTGTGCTACTTCCGAATCGCCATTTATATTTATGACATAAACAGGCTGTGTGCTTTCTTTTTTATTTGCGTCCATGTCAATAATCCTCCCTACTTGCTATTTTTGCAATATTACTATTTATCTGGCGAAGAAGCAATGTATCTTGTGATATAGACTGACTATTGTTTTTGTTGGGGTCAAATATCGTCTTACCATCAATAATAACAGGAGTAACCTTCGTTCTTGCATCTGGGTATGGATAATCAGAAGCCATACTGGGGTGATCTTCTGCATATTTCTTATCTTTATTATAGTTATCGCCATCTCCCAAAAAGTCCCTAATAGCTTCCAATATCTTAAACAGCCTTGCTATATTTTCTTCTCCCCAACCAATCATCTTATTTTCATAAGCGGCTGTCAGGGCTTCTCCTGTGGTAACAGTTCTTTTTGCTGCCGTCGCTTCATAACGATTTATCTGGTCATTCTTCCCTTTAAGCGCCTGTTCCGACTTTTTAACCTCGTCAAAGACTTTGTTAGAATCCAACGTTCCACTTTTTGTAAGATCTACAATATCTGTCCACGAAAGGTTTGTAAAAGCACCTCTCATCAATGAACGCAACATTTCAATGCTTCCACCTGCATATTGTTGAAGAATATCCAAGAACACTTTCATAATTTCAGGATTTTTTGTTAAATCGTCCATTTTAGCAAAAGCCTCGGATGGAGAGTTTGCACCAGTTGCCTGCTGTACTGCACGAAGCAAAAGAGTTTGTGTTACATCATCTTGCGAAATCCCTTGTCCCATGAAAGCCTGCTGTACGCGCTCCAATTGCCTACCTTCCATTCCGGTCTGCAAACGAACAGCACGCATGATAGAAGCTATGCTTGCTGCATCTATTTCACCTGTACGGGAAAGAATATCGTCAGCAGAACGAATAAAAGTAGTCATGCTTTCATCCATCGTAGAAGCAATCTCACTAAGAGGAATTTGAAGCTGTTTCATGGTCTGCTCAAACGAACGGATAATGGCAGATGAAGAAGCTGTTTGTCCTTCCTCTGTACGGGCAAAACGCATCGCCCCTTGCATTCCCATTACAGTACGATCACTAAGTCCATATAAACGCTGTACAGCCATCAGACTTTGCGTTTCTGGGACAGGCGCAACCGTTTCTTCCTTTCCTCCGGCGGCACGGATAAGTGCGGTGCGTCTTTGAATATACTCCCCTACATTCATTCCAAGAGCACCAGCAGCATAACTACCTTCTCCAAAGGCTGTACGCATGGCTTGCCCGGCAGAAACACCCATTGTTTGAGAATAGGGGACTGTTCTTCTTTCAGCTTCAAATGCTTTTTCAACAGATGTAGTGAAAATTCCCGCCATGACATTAGCGACCGCAGTAGTTACACCACCCAAAAATCCCCCCACACCAGGTATCAAAGAAAGACCTTCTCCTACAATTCCGCCCAAAGAAGATATAAGTCCTCCGCCCATAGCAGCAGGACTTTGAAATGTAGCTCCAACACCGGAAATCACTCTTGTGGCAATGTTAGTAGCTGTACTTCTGTCACTTCCTCTTTGTACATTTTCCCTTCTTTCTCTTGTAATAGGTGTTTCTTCTCTTGCTGGCACTGGTGATGGTGTGGGCACTGGAATAGGCTGTATTCCCGATCCACCCACAGAAGAAGTTCCTCTTTGATTGTATAGAGTTTCATCAATAGAAAAGACACCTTCTTGTATTCCCTCTAAAGCGCGTGCTCCTGCTTGCACGTTTTGAAGAATTTGCTTTGTTATATCAGACAAATCGCTATTACCAGAAGAAATGGCTTCCACAATATCACGAAAACCTTCTTGATTTACACCAAGCAAAGCCGAGAGGTCGATAGCTCTCGTGCCTCTATCTTGATAGGATTCACCTCTTTCTCCCGAAATGTCCGCTTCCGGTTGCTTTTTTCTTCTCCTTCGTGTAGGTGTTGCAGTTTCTTGATCTTCTCCTTCCGGTTGTGGTGTAGGCTGGACAACTGGACGTGTAGGTGTTGCGGTCTGCCTACCCTTTTCGGAATTTTGCTGTCCCAAAAGGTTCAATTGCTCCCTAAGTTGGTTAAGTGCGTCGTTCTGCTGACGAATAATGTCGTTATTGTTTTCGACTATTCTTCGCTGCATATTCTCGACGTCTCTCCCGACCGACCTAAGTTGAGAGACATCCACCGACACCCTAAGTCTTTTTTCGTTATCAGCCATCTTTCTCTTTATTTTCTTTTGCCTTTTGCTCCATCTCTATCATCTTAAACATCTGATCTTCATAGAAGGCAGTATCTTGTTCCGAAATTTCACCTTCCGGTGCTTTCAACCAATCCCCGATATTGGGAATATATTCTTGTGTCTTTTCCTCTCTTTCTTTCTTTTCTTGATTAAGTTCATAAAATGCCTTTTCTTCTTCGAACTCCATAAGTTCAGTAAAGAAATCATACTTCTTATGTTCTTCCGAAAGAAAAGGAATATTGTGCTTGTTCCTAAACCACCTGTCAATAGGAAAAGCGTTATTCCATTTTATAACAAAATTCCTATATTCTTCCCGATTCATTAGTCCACAGAAGAAAGTATTTTTTCAGCCTCTTTCAAGAAAGGAAACACCTCGTTCATGTAAATATCGCTGATCTCCTTAAAATCTTTCAGCCCAAGTTCCGAGAAACTTTTTACCTTCAAATCCGCAACCAACTGCGGACAAAGAACGGATAATGTTGCCTCAACGTCAATCATATCCAACGCACGCTGTGCTGTAATGGTAGGATTGCCGATCAACGAGTTATAGCTTCCTTTCCCTAATCTCTGCTTGTTTACTTCGATCTGGTAATACTGTCCTACATTAGGAAATTGAATCTCGTACTTTCTTCCTTTTACTGTAATTTCTTTTGTTCCCATACTTTGTTTTTATGATTAATTGATTGATACGCACAAATATACATATAAAACAGAGAAAAGCGGAATTTTCATTCCGCTTTCTGAAAAAATTACTCATTCCCTTTCTCTTTATTTGATTCAAAAGAAGTCCTTATGATTTTACTCATAGAAGAATCAAATTCATCACAAATTTCTTCTTTTGAATTTTCTTCAAATTCTGTCTGTAACTGAATAGGAGGTGTTTTGTATTTCAATTGGAACAGATCGTCAAATTGTTCTTTCGTTTGAGAAACAGACATCAATGTTGTAACTTCTATAATCTGCTTCTTCAAATGTTCTCTCCCTATTTCTGGTGTCAAAGATTGATGCCACTTATATTTCCAATCCCCCTTTGAAGTTTTGCCCGTTTTTTCTTTTATTCTATCTACAACACCCTGCGGAAGCAATTCATAAATATATTTGTTTGTTAGCTTTCCAATAAAAGAAGGTTTGTTTCTAATATATTTAGGGATAAATGGCAACCCCCATAAACGATATATATTTTTATAAAATACATGACGCAAATTTAAATAGAATATTTGAAATTTCCTATTTAAAATCTACAACTTTAAATATTTCTGTAAACTGGTATATAGTTACCTTGAATTTTTAATACACGCCACAAAGATAGTAAAAATTATAATCCAAACAAATATAATAATAATTTCTAAAAACAAAAGGTGGACAAACGTCCACCTTCCTTTATTATGAATAATAAGATTGAATGTAATTGCTTCACAGCAACGAAGCAAATATAGCAACTTATTTTATTCTTACAAAATCAATCCATAACCTTTATATTAACAAATTTTACAACTTATCTTGTTAAATGTAGTTAATATTCAGCAGTTACAATCGGGTTAAGATAACGTATGTTAACATTAAAACTTGAAACGGATTGCTCCTGCAATTGCCAATTCTGATTCTCAATGAAACAAGGTGTCAAAAGAGCAATTGTCTGTCCTGTCGGGTCAACGCTTGTTACCATCTTACGAGAGTCGTCAAAATTCTGTACCAATTTCTTATAAATCATGATAGAGAATCCTTGTTCTGCGAATGTAAGAGTGTCCAGTACCTCCTGTAAAGTTCCCAAGCGATGAATCATTGCTTCTACCACCGGAGCTTTGAAAGACAAAAAGAACTGGTCCACAGTTGCGGAACATCTGTAAGATACAGGCGGGATTTCCTGAATAGGCAAACTACCTAACCCTTGTACATCCACACGATTGATCTGTTCCTGTACGGTAATATTTCTGACAAAACCAGCAGTCTCACCGCCAATTTTGATATATGCCATAGGTGCACTGAATGTCTGCATGATATTCTATATTTTAGAATTATTATCCACGAATTAAGAAGCCTGTAAAGAACAACTTATTGATTTCATTGTTGACAACAATCTTATAAGTAACAAACCAAGCGTCTTCCTGTCTTGTTACGACAACATCTTTGAAAGAAAGAAGCAAGTTATCCTGTGCTTCCGTTGCTACTCTTGACTGCAAATAAGCAACCGTCCAATCCTTCACTGCACCGGCAGACAAAGTATTCACGTTTACACCGTTTTCCTGTCCAAGCAGATCAATAGAAGCATTTACAACCAATTCCTTGTTGATTTGAGCAACGATACGCATAAACTGAATGCTGTGGCTCTGTCCGTTTGAATTGAACAACACTTTGTTGTCCTGTAAAGTGTTTACACCTTGTAATACGACAAAGTTGTTCGTATAGTCATTGTAAACCGTCACAAGCATACCGGCATTCAAAGCCTTAGTTTTTTCCGTATCATTCAAAGTGTGCTTCAACTTGTCGATACCGATTGTCTTGTTTGTAACCGGGATATAAGGCGGTTTTCCTGCCGTTCTACCCAAAATACAACACAAGTTATACATTACTCCCCACCAGCGTGTTTTGATACCTGTAATACCGGAAGTCATACCTGCACCGCCATGTACCAACTGAACCAGCTCGCTGTTGAATCCTTTCGCCAAATCAAGTGATTTAGAGAAATTGGCGGCATCGTCATAACCTCCCACAAACAAGAAGTGGGTGTACTTAGCTTGACTATTCATATGAGCAATGTACTGTTTCTGCAATGCGGAATCAGCATTTGTACCGAACTGATCCATAAGAGCAAAGCTATAGTCCAAACCTGTAATTGCTTCCATAACTTTCGCCATGCTGTCAGTATTGTAAGTTTCAGTACCGCCCTTTGCCAAGAAATAGGATTTACCAGCCAGTGCAGTAGTAACGTCACTCTCAGATACCGTTCCTTCTCCTTGTACTTCCGCGTTTTCTGTCAATACAAACAGGTTAGCAAAATTGGAATCGGATTTAGCCCATTCAAGCAAAGTTCCAATATTGTCAAATTCCGGTGACTGCAATACCAATGTAGGTGCTGCTTGATCTTCCGGCGTTTCTCCAATAGGGTAATTATCTTCTGCGTATCCTGTAAAAGAACCGACATAGAATTTCATGATCCATTTTGCCGAATCGTCTACGCCTTTCACAATGGATACACCATAACCGGTAATCAAATTACCAGCTTTGGAAAGTTTGCCATTTGCTCCCAAACCTTCATCCAGTGTCTTTACTTCAAACGTGCCACCTGCTGTAGTAGCAAAAGTAATAGTTGCAGAAGTAGTCTTAGCTGCCCTTACATACAAAAGTTGAGAGATACCTGTAGAAGCCGGGTTTGTATAATCCGGTGTAAAAAGGCCTTCTGCAATCTTCCAGAACATGCCTCCCTTTACAAAAGAACGGAACTCTGCAAGGGTGTCAAACGTATAGACAGAATCCAATCCTTGAAAGTTTTCTCCATCTATACCAGAACCACCACCCCAATTTGCACCATAAACGCCACTATCTATGACCAAAACCTTTGAATAATCTAATGTTCTGGCTGGGCTTGTTTCTCCAGATACGATCCGACTATACGCACCCGGTAAGGTTATTTGTTTATTACCAAAAATATACGATGTAGCCATAATTTATTGATTTTCAATTTGTTATCGAATTATTATTTGATTTTATTTAAAAACACATTCAAAAATTAAATCAATTAATTTGCCAAAAACTTCAAAACAATTATTTTAAGTAATTACGACAAAAATCTAATAATTAAATGTATTAATTAATTCTTACACATAAATCAAACTACCTCAAAGGTAATCATTTTTCAATCAACGAACTATCTGAACCCCACAATTTCTGATTCTACACCTGGGAGTCCGTCAATAGAAGTCGGGTCACCAAGAGCAATGCTATCCACTTGATTCACTTTCCCAAAGATGATCTTTCCGAGTAAAGACGTATCCATCAATCCCGGTACTATTTCTTCTGACGATAAATCAAGTCCGATAGAACGAATGAAAATAGGTGTCGGCATCAGATTGTTTTGCATCATAAGCTCCTTCATGGTAAATTCTATTTTAAGGAACTGTGAAGCCAAAGTATCCCAAGAGCCAAGTAGTAATGCGTACAGAATCTCTGACATCAGGATTGATTCATTCATGTTTACAGAAAAGCACATGATTTCCAATCCGTACTGTCTTGTGTCCCTGTACATAGGAACGCTACCCATAAAAGATTCTATTTTACCTATGGAATTGGCAATGCCACCTGTTTTCCCGGGTTCACGAATAATGTATGCCGGCAGCCCTGTTTTATCTTTCGGATATTCCAAAGCTACCTTTATGTTGTTCGGATTTGTTTCCTTTCTTAGAAAGATATTTTTTGCCTGTTCATAGTAGTCGAAAGAGCCGTCCTGTGTATCTCCCAACACTTTGTACAAGAAAGAATCCTTTTCGTTTTCCTTGCTTTCAAAGTCCGTTTGTACGTATTCCAAACAGGCTTCCACTATCTTTTTTATTTTGACTATCTGTAGCATCTTACATTGCGTTTAAAAATTCGTCAATCACCCTATCCGCAACAACATCTATCTTTGCTTGTTCAAGAGCTTTGTTCATAAGTTTATATGGAACAATACCGCCATTCCACCAACTATTAGGATCAGAGTTTTCGCTTACTCTTCTCCATGTAAAATAACCACTTCTCTTTTCTTTTTCAGTAGAAGCAATATTTACTTTAGTTAGACCCTGATAAATAGGAGCTTTGTGCATATAAGCCGGTTTGTTTACACCCAGCCTATTTATTGCTTTTCTCTGCCCTTTTTCAGAAAAACTTTCTGGTAAATTACCACTTCCTAATCTTCCTGTCTTCTGAACTGCGTTGTAAATTTGTTGCGGCATTATAGAAGCAAACAATCCCGAATCCGCTACAGCTTCCGGCGTTGCATGTCTAAAGGGAATATCTATATACCAACCTCCATCCTGTGCAATCTTTCTTTTTGGGGAATTTCTAAAACCTTCCTTTTCGTCAAAAGGCGGTTGTCCTTCTTCTATCATCAAAGGAATAGAAGAAGATCTGTTTGTCAGCCCGAATGTAACGGACAAAGGGGATTCCCTTTCAATGAAAATTCCCCTTTTATATTCATTCCTTGTAGTACGAAGCTCCCTGTTTATCAGATTTTCCCACCTAAGCTGGTATTCAGTTATAACGGCATCTATAATAGAAGAACCTAAAAACGTAGATTGATCCTGTGAAAGATCAAATTCTTCCACCAGATCACTTAAATCTATGTTGATAGGTACTACCATTACTCACTAATTTTCATTTGAATATTATCATTCAAAATAACTCCCGATCCATCAAAATTAGGTTTTTCAGACACAATCAAATGTGTTCTTCTTGCCACTGCTTGAATAGGAAGCCTTGTTCTTTCCAATTGTCCCGTTTCCTTGTTTTTCTTCCAAGAAGCCCGGACTTCATGGGGAAAGTCCAATACATGAAATTCCAATTGATGTTGATAATAAATACTTACAACCGGATTTAAAGACATATTAGCCGTCAAAATTACGCAATAAGGGTTCGCATCACTTATCTTGTAATCTGTCGGAGAAAGTTGTCTCAAAGGCTCTGTAGACGATTCAAACACATGTATGCTATAAATGCTTAACGGTTTATAAGTCGTGAATACAAAAGAGTTCTCTCCGTCCGTCCTTACAGGCAAATTTTCGCTAAAGTAAGAGAACTCTTTTAAAATTGTGATCCGGTCAAAATATCCTAAATTGGGTTTATCAACGTCTGTTACCGTTACGTTAATTGTTCCTATCAGTTCTTCTGACCAACGTTTGTAACTATTATCCCCGTTTATGCCGGTTATAAGAGCATGAGTGTTTGTAGGATTGATATAAAAATAACCTGTACCAAAACAATTCTGGCAATCCACTAAAGGCGCATCCGGTGCATTACAAGGACATCTTAACGCCTTTTCCAATATCACCTCATACCCTTTCAAATAAACGGCAGAATCAAACTCTGAACGTATAAATTCAGGACTTGCATTACTCAAAGGCGGAACCGGTGTTTGTAAAATGCTCTTTGCCATGATTCACCTCCTTATAATACTAAAAACCTAAATTCATCGTACACGAGTTTTATCCGCCCTACAGTTTCCTCTATTTCTTTTTGATACTGTTTCAAGCGTGCCCCGTAACCTGCATTTTCAGCAGAAGCGGTAGAGTTGATAGATTGTCTTAATCCATCTATTTCCAAGTGCATAGAAGCTATACCGGGTAAACTGAATATCATATCTCCGGCAATATTAAGCGGGCCGAACGAAGCAAGTTTACCAACAAGATTAATCAAATCGGCAGGCATTTTATCCAAATCAAAACCGGTTATATATTGGATGTCCCAATAGTCCGGTATGTTTGTAAACCGTTGAAAGCCTATCTGCGTAGTCATTCCGGTAAGAATAACATCTGCATTTGCATTAACCGAATTTGCACCGGTAGGAACGACACTCATTCTTCGTTTCCCTATCCCGTCCATATCTTTCTCACAACTAAGCCAACCTTGCGGGTAAATAATCTGCTCCATCTTATTAAGCATACCTGTAAGTGCAAGCGGAACTCTTACCGGACAATTGGTTTGAATGATTGGGAATTGCTGGAAATAATCTGCCCTGTAATAAGAATGTGTTTCCGATTCAACCAATTGTTTTACAAATTTAAGATTGAAATAATTCTCGATCTCTCTCTGCGCAGCACTCAAATAAGTTCTAAGTGATTCATCAGAAAAAGAAGTCCCCGTACCGGCTTGTATGGTAATACCGTACAGGTAATTGTTCCACATCTCCGCAACGGAAATGACAGAACCCGTATTTTTCTTATACTTTACTGTAAAAATCAGTTGTCCCGGCATAACTCAATGTCTTTTTTACTTTTTAGGTAACGCAATTATAGCATCAATCAGTTCGTCTTTCTGACTTTCTTCTTTGAATCTTCCGGCTTTCTGTTTGCTCATTCCGTTTTCAATAGCAAGTGCCTTCAAATCCTCAAAAGTCATTTTAGACATATCTTCCTTTAAAGAAGCAATTTCTTCTTCTGTTGCGCCGGCTTCTTCTTTAACCGGTTCTTCCACAGTTTCTTTCGGCTGACCACCGTTAGACAGTCTTTCAACCTCTTTTTTCCAAACGTCAATAGACTGCTCCAATTGTTCGATTTTCTTGCTCTTATCTTTGATAATACCGTTCAAACGAGCAATTTCAAACTCGTATTCTTCTTTCAGAACTTTCAGAGCTTCATCAGTATCTTTTTCAGATTCAGATTTTTCCTTTTCAAGCGTATTAGCTTCTTCTTCCAAAGCAATACCGGAGAAACCGCCATTTTTGATGTATTCCCAAGTTTCGTCCTTTGCTTCGGCTTTCCCGTTTTCAAACTCCACAAGCTCATTCAAAAACTGAATGGTAGTGTTTTTATATACTGTTGATACAATCTTTTTCATACGAAATATGATTTATTGATAAATAAAATAGGGAGAGGAAGGTGTTTCAAAAACCTTTCCCTCCCTTTATAAAATTCCGAGACTAAATACGTCTTAGTTATGCACCCAAACCTTCATCACCGATATTGATAATACGGCAAATCTTAGCCGGCTGATACAAACACGGCGTACCGTAGTTCAAAATAGCGAATCTACGAGACGGCGCAGTGATAGCAAAGTCAAGTTTGCGAGTGTCACCGAACTGCAAGTATTCGTTGATCTGACTGTCGTTGTAGTAAATCAAAGCAGACTTTGTGCCTGCAATGATACGGTTACGGTCACGAACCTTTGTAGTGCCAGCACCATCATATCCAGCAGCCAGCATAGAAGCCGGGATAGTGAAGATAGGATAGTATTCTGTCGTGTCGGTCAAAGCAGTTACTTTCTTGGTACGATAGATAACGTAGCAAGTAGGAGCATAAGCACCACCAACCGGAGCGGTAAACTGCAAATCAACAGACTGATTAGCTGCAACTGCCAAAGCAGTATCCATCAATTTCAAAGGAGCAGATTCACCATAACGGTTCTTAGCTGTTACCAAGTAGCCATAAGAGCCGGCATGTAATACGAAGTTGGTTTTTGTATCGGTAACAACAGCAGGCTTAGCACTACCAGCAACAGGAATACCCGGAGCCTTCGGAGAAGAAGCTGTAGCAGAAGCCTTGATCGGACGGCGAACGTCAAAGAACTTGTCTGTTTTAACAGCAACCTTACCGAACTGCGTCATGATGTCGTTTACAGACTGTCCCATTGTTGCGCCTACAACGCTGTTAGACATGCCAACAACAACGCGTTTTGATTCATGGAATTTCTTCACATAGTTGTTGAACACAACCGGTGCAGAAACGATACGGTCGATATAACCGTTGTAAACGTTTACAACGCGATCAGCAGCATCTTCAACCAAAGCATCAGTCAAGATACCATTCTGTGCATCAATCACAGCCTGTGAGCCATAGTAAGCATCCAAAATCTGTTCTGTGCTCATACCTTCCGTAGAACCACGGTCAGTAGCAGCTACACCCATCATGTGCTGACGGAAGATGCCATCAAACTGTTCTGCGATACAAGTAGAATCAGCATCCGTCAAACGAGTGTCAATCAAAGTCAAAAGCAAAGTGGTCTTATTCTGTACCTCACGAGTGTACATGTTCATACCACCGGCAAGTTTAGCAAGCATAGCCGGATCAGTTACCTGTCCTGTAACGCCCATAAACTTAGAGATGATTGACTTACGGATGTATTGAGTATCTGTTTCTTCCGGTGTTTCACCTTCAAGATTGAAAATACCAATTTCTTCACCATATTTGTACAACTGGTTGTACTGGTGAACCGTATTCTCAATTCTCTGTTTCGGCATTTCGTTGTAAACAACCAACTGGTTCAAGCGGTTAGTCAAAACCTTGGTATAAGCATCCAAGGATTCAACTTTCAGACCACCACCATTGTTGATTTGATTGTCGTACTGCATACCGGTTTGTAAACCGGCTTCCATTGCTTTCAACACATCGGCAACATTGCCAGCACCGCCAAAAGCAGCTAAATCATTATAGTTATACAAGTCCATCTTTCTATAATCTTTATATTTATTCGATCGAATTACTTCTTACTTCTGGAACTTGATGTTGTACTTTTCGTACATGAATTTTGCCAAATCCTGTCCAATGGTTTCAGCCTGACTGTCTGCCAAGAAAATCAGAGCATCATCACCAATCGACTTTTCAAGTTCTTCACCGGCGTTTTCAACAGCCTTGTTGATAGCTGCCATCACCAAAGGACGTTGTTTTGTGACAGAAAGAAGTGTCTTACCATCTTCGTCCACTTCCGGCTTCATGGATTTTTCCAAAACAGCAGAAGTCTGCACTCCCTTAAAAGAAGGTGTCTGCGCACCGAAAGATTCCAAAGACTTTTCAATATTGCCAAAACGTTCGTTCATGACTTCTGTCATGCCCTTAACGATATTAGCTGCCAAAGAAGCACCGAAAGCCTTCATGTCATCCATAGAGAAAGATTTCTCAACTTTGTCTTCTTTCTCTTTGATGTCCTCTTTCAAGTCCTTCTTGTCTTTTTTATCCTCTTTTTCGTCCTTCTTCAAATCGTCAATGTGCTTTTCATCATTGCCGATATTCTTGTCCTCCTTTTTTTCGGATTCTTTCATTTCGGCGACACTTTTCAATTTTTCAAAAGTTACATCTCCGTTCGCTACCATAGTAGCAATATCTTCTGCACTGAAACCAGAATTTTCAAGTGCCTTGTATAACGGATCATCTTTAAATTCTTTTACGTCTACCATAACATTATGTATAAAAATTATTGTCGAACTTTTTCTACGAATGTATCTAAAACACTTTTTTCAACCCTACCTTCTTGAACTGCACGATAAATCTCCCAAAAAGAATCAACATCAAAAGAATGTGATTTTTGAAAATTCACCTTGAAATTATTGTCAATCTGAACAAGTCCATTTTCTGTGCAATACTCAAAAAGAATAGTTGGTTTCTGTATTTCCAACAAATCATTCACACTACCGCCCTTACTCTTTTCAATATCCAAATAAGTTTTAGTGTTGACTGGTGTCATTGTAAGAGCAATGTTTGTAATAAGGGCTTTTGTTACTCTTTTGGGATTTTTCTTATCCCGTTCCAACGCCTTACCTTCTACGCTCATACCCGGTTTTCTTGTCGAACCCGATTCTTGCATTTCAATTGCCTTATCCCAAAAAGCACGGGCTTCCGGCGACTTTTCCCACAGTTTACCTTTTACAAAAAACTTATTGTCTTTCACATAGGCTTCAATAGGTTCACCAATCCAAAAACGACTTTTGTTAATAGGTGAACGTGTGGGCAAATGATCGAGGTTAAACAAACCGGATTTCAAAAATCTATCATATATAAACCCGGACGGCTCTAAGACTTCTTCTTCATCATCTTTTGAAGAATCGGAAGCGACACCGGAAAATACCATGTTTGCGTATGGAGATTGTTGCTCTGATACCGCGCTTTTGGCTTTCTCCAAATCCAAATCTACATATAATTTAAAACTATCAAACATTTTGATTGGTTGAAATTGAAATAAACGTATTTATAACACTCAAAAATACTGCAAAATTAGAGATAAATCACAATAACCCAATATTTTAACTTTTATTAATAATTATCATAATCTACCTCTAAACTCCTTAATGCAATTGCAATCTATATTTAGACTGTTTGAGTGTTGCAAGAAAATCATCAATCCAGCTTACCTCGCCAATGTATTCATCCTTTTCAGCAAGTTCTTTTCTGAACTCAATCATTTTGTCGAATATCATTTGGCAAATAGCAACCGGATCATCCTCTTTCACTTCATCCCCTTGGATTTCCCCGTCTTTGAATCGTCCGAATCCCGATTGCCCGGCTTCCGCAATCTTATCCTCAAATTCTGAAACTTCTTCTGAAAGTTCATCAAGATAGACATGCTTGGAATTATCTTCCTCACCCCAATGAATATTTTTAAGACGTGTTTTAGTTCCTTCCAGAAAATTGAGATAAGTGTTGAAAATACTCTTATCGGTCTTTTTGGACTTTTCGATTTCTTCGGTATTTCCATTTTCAACAGACAATTCATCTTCTGTCGATTTTCGGATGTTTTCTGTTTTGGTAGTGCCTTCAATGCGAAACTTACCATTCCATTTCCATTCTTGTTCCCCATTTTCTTCTGTCTTAATAACAATAGAAAAAGGTTTACCAAGACAAGTTACCTTTTGAAGTATGCCTAAAAAATCAGCAAACTTATCTCCTTTTCCACCATCATTATCAGAGAAATTCATATGAAACTCACCGTAAGTGTATTTGTTCGGCTCTTCTACCACTTCGACTTCTTTTTCTTCATAGATAGTTCTCTTGAAAGTAATAGCCTTTTCAATACCTTCGCCTACACCATCCTCTGTACGAACAATATTTTTGGTTTCACCATCCAAAGATTCACGCTGCAATACATGTGCGTCTACCGTATCCATAGTTTTTTCTACTTTCCAATCTTCCGGCAATTCATCTTCCAGATTAAGTTCCTTTGCCCGTTTCTTGATCCATTTCTTTACTTCTTCTTTTGGCATGGAAGAACTACCGGACAAACGAATGGCGTCTTTCAGATCCTGCCGGTTGCGAATAGGATATTTGCCATTAGGCATTGCTTCGCCTTTCTTTGCCAAATCCTTTCTTTCTTCATGTGTAAAAGAAGTTTTGTTCGCCGACTTTTCCAATTTTTCCAAATTCTTTTCACAATAGGAGGTGAATACGTCCTTTGAAATTCTACCCTCTTTGAAAGATTTCATCACCAATTGAAATTCATCCGGCACTTCGATACCAAGAATACGCTTGATATTATCTTTCATATCAAAAATGAAATTATATTGGTCAAGTTCAGTGTGAGGATTGATCCATTCACTACCTGTTTCTTCTTCTCCGTCCACAAGGATGTTTACAGGAGCATCCGGGTCAATGTAGCACGTGAAATAATGAATTTCAATGTCCTTTCTCTTTGGGATGTATTTGCCAACTGGCATCAAAAGTTCTTCCGACATGTCAATACCTGTTTCCTCAAACAGTTCTCTTTTGGCAGCTTGCAAGAAAGTTTCTCCCGGATCAACGTGTCCGCCCGGAATACACCAATCATTTGAGACTGCACCCTTTTCTCCCACACGATTCAAAATAAGAAGTTTATCACCTCTAAAAACAAGCACGTCCGCAAACTGAACTTTACCTTGTTTCGCCTTAAATAAATCGAAGTAAACAGATTTCTTGATCAAACCCTGTCTCCATAACTCACGACAGTTTTCAAGCTGGCGAATGTCTTTTGCCATTTCAGCAAATTCTTCGTCATTTTCCAACTTTGCAATGGATTTCTGGATAGAGCTTCTTCTTTTATATACGTCCATTAAATCCTTAGACTGTTGCTTCAAAAACTCATTAAAACAACTTTCTGCCTTTGCAACTGCATCAGCATCTTCACTCCCTTTCAGTTCATCATACTGCGACTTCTGAATAGAATAAATTTCACCAAGTGAACTTATCTCTTGGCTTATCTCTTTTCCTTTTTTAAGAAGTCTTTTATATTCAGCTATTTTTTCATTTTGCGTCTGCAATCCGAGCAACGCTTTCAAATTTAAACCCACGTCATTAAAATTTAAAATTTTATTTATCAAATTGTCGCATCCGGTACACAGACATTATCTGCAAAATAGAAGTCCGGCTTGTCAAGTTCAAAGGTATAGAAATATTGCGAAACATTTGCAATAGGTATCTGTATAATGTTGGTTACTTTGCCCTTACATCCATTTTTAAGCATAAGAACATCGCCCGGCTTTATCTTATCCACTCTTTTTGTTTTATTATGGCACAAAACGTAAGAGCCGTCTACCACTCTATGTAAAGCATCTTCACGGTATCCCTTTTCAAGAGTTTCATCTTCCGTAACGTAGCATATATCAAAAATACGAGGAACAGAAGACAGTTCAGACTGGATAACCTTTGTTACCCTTCTGTAGCCGGAAACGGTTTTTATCACATTTCCTACTTGGATGTCCTTTATCCATTTTGAACCATCTATAGTAAGAATACTGATAAAACCGGAATTAAAAATCGTTCTTTGTTTCATTACACTTCGAAATATTTTGTACCTACAGTTATTTTTACCTTTGATTTTCTCTGAACCCACTTACTTTCATCTACTTTTTTAGGTTCAAATGACTGTGTTTTGTCATCCCATTCATATCCATCTGGAACATGTCTTAACATACACCTGCAAAAAGGGTGAATATTTGTTAAAACAGGCTTCCAGTCTTTTGACTTTTTACCTATGTTAGTACCGTTGGTAATCAATTCGGACAAATCAAAAATAACGGGCTTAGAGCCTGCACCAGCCGTTGTGTAAGCATTAAGGCACATCCGGCAAGCACCGGGAAACACTTCCTTATATACTTTTGCATGGATACCGTGCTCTTTCATGATCGTCTGCGCTATCCCTATCTGAAAGATGTTCTCCATTTCAGTGGCAACAATACGCCCCCAATCCCTATTCCATTCGTCCAACCTATGTCCCAATGAGCTAACAATGGATTGTACGGATTTCCTTTTCAGAACACCTTCCGTCAATTCTTCCCTAATAGCTGTTTCGACTTCCCTCTCCCGTTCTGCCACTGCTATTTTCATTTCTTCTTCTGAAATGGTAGAAGAAAGAGAATCTTTTATACGTGTTCCCATTCCTTTTATATAAGAATAAGAACGCATAGCCGCAGCATTATATTCCGCTTTTTCTCTTGAAGTAAGTTCCGGGTATTGTTCTTTTTCGACATATTGCCGAAGGTCATTGAAGTTAAGAAAAGATAACTGTGCAGGAGTAAGAATTGCTGCCAAACGCCCAAATATGAATGCTTGCCAATAAGGTGGTATTTTCAGAACTTCTGTCTTTAAATCAAAATCAAATCTTTTCAGCATATCTATATCTTCTTGGGAAAGATATTCCTTTCCCAACACATCAGCAATTACACGAGCAATACGGTAATCGACAATGAAAAACAACTGCTGTATTTCTTCCGGTGTAAATAGCATATGGTGACTATATACCAGTTTGCACTGGTACATATTTGTTAATAAATTTCTTAACTGGGTTATACCCAAACCCTGTATAGGGTGGCATTACTACATCCCCTTTTACTTTTCTCATGATGTTATAACTTCCGTTGATATCTGCATTAAGTAAGATTCCATCTTTTGTTCTGAAAAGCCCTCTCTTAATTCTTTTGCCAACATAAGTATCATGGTGTTCCACAGATTCTAAATCAAAAGAACTGCATTTTGACGTGTGAGATTCGTTTACTTCAACAAATCTTAGCCCTTGTCTTTCTGATTTATACCTTAACATTGATATGAACATATCGAAAGGAATTGAGACAAAATTCTGATTGTTTCTTTTACCAAGATTAGATTCTTGTTTCCATCCATCATTATGTCCTACTATCAATGTTGTTATATTATCTTCCAAGCAAATATTGATAATTTCTTTACTTGCTTTATGAAGATAATCTTTCACTTTATTGTTTCTTTTTCTTGTTAGAGACATTAACCGTCTCGAATTTTCTTTTCCATTTATCTTTTTTAATTGTTGTTGAACTTTTGATTTCTTTTTATTATAATACTGATTTATGGATTTCAATTTTCTTCCATCAATCAAAATAGCTTTATTACTTACATTAGTAACAATAGAAGCAAGATTGTTTACACCCAAATCAATAGACATAACTCTATTGTTATCAGGAAGTTGTTCTTTTGCTTTTGATTCATACACAACCTCTATGATATAACAATCCGGCTTAGGAACAAATCGAACTTGTTTGACAGAACCTTCTTTACAATTTGTTTTCAAAGGCGATAAGCCTTCTTTCTTGGGAAAGAAAATATAATCGCCTCTGTGTTTAAATTGTGCATAAGAATAAGAGAACACATTTCTACCTTTAGTCTTGTGTTTATATTTTGGAAACTTAGGACAACCGGTAAATTTCTTGTTATCTCTTTTCCATGCTTTGATAGCAGAAAAATAAGATTTTAGGTTCTTGTCTAAAGCCATAAGAACTTGTTGAGAAGATGATCCACTCATTGCTCTATAATCTATATTATTTTCTGCTACCATTTTCTTATTAAGTTCTCCTGCTCTTATCCACTTCCCCGTACAAAGAAACTCTTGTTTTATTGTATATAAAGCAGCATTATACAAGTTCTTAGACAAGAAACAAATTCGATCTAAATCTTTGTATCTCTTATCATTTACAGAAATAATATGTTGTTCTACCAAATACATGACGCAAATATAAATAGAATATTTGAAATTTCCTATTTAAATTGTGTTGTTTCTGCAAACTGGTATATAGTTACCTAACATACTTACTTTGATTTTTGTTGCACCATCTTCTTCGTCAAGTCCATCAACATATTATTTATCTGTGTCGAAAAGATAACTTGTGCCATGCCTTCATACCCTTCTTGTACTTTTGGATAACGCATAGGGTCAACATGATGGTGTACATTTGACACTAAAGGCATCTTTTCGACCTTGATATTTTTGACATATCTCACATTCATAAGTTACTTCTCTCCCCAGTTCTTTTCAATGTAAGACATCGCAGCACTCATGATAGGGTTGGAATCGAACGATTTCTGTGTATCTTCTTTGTCTTCTGACGCAATTTGTCGATCCACTTCTTCGTTCATCGCATCACCTCCATACATAGCTTGCTGCATCTGATATTGTTTTTGAAGTTGGTAGGATTGATTCAAGATGGTATCGGTTTCTGGATTGAATTTACGTCCAGAGTATTTTTCAAAAATATCTTCCAAGCAAACCATACCATTTTGAATTTTCTTAGCATCAATCTCAACCTGCCTTCCTTCATCTTCCGCATCTACACCCGTAAAGACAAATTCAAAATCTTCGTCCAGTTCTGATACAAGATAGTAATTAATTACTTCTTGTAAGAACACAAGAATAGGTTTCAAGCCTTTATCTTTTGAATGCTGCAAACGTTCCTTTTGTCCAGCTTGTCCAAAGATATTTGTTTGATCTTTGAATTGGAAGCCAAGCTCTGACGGATCAATACGATAAACCGCACAAGTCATAACAAGTAGGAATTTTACCCACTCGCTAAACTCCATATCCCGGTTGGTGTTTTTAGACAGATCAACCCATTGAAGGTCTAAACCGTTTATAATCGGCGTTCTATGTGAATTTTGAACCCCCACCATTGTCTGTTGCCATGCCTGCCTAAATTCGCTCAAAGAAGCCTGTGATATGTTTGGATTCTTAACATTGATAATTCCTTTAGGGTTAGACCCCTTAGAAAAATATGAACCATTATATTCAAATCCCCACAAAATCCATGTCATAACGCTGGACAATGTTTCCAGTTCAGATGTTCCATACCCGTTTTTATAGATGTTGGTCGATTTGTTTCGGATACCGATACCAAGCTCCCAAGGATAAAAAATAACGCTTTCATGCGTAACGGGATGCTGCATGATCTGACCTTGCCAGCACATACAATATTTCGGTAAGTGTCCTTTGAATCGGTACTGTTCAAATTCTTCATGGAACTTCGGATCGATACTGTCAAGAAAACGTACCAAAGAAGCATCTACAGCACGATAACGAGCCAGATTCCATGATCTGTCCCTTACTATTTCAAAAGCAAGTTGATCAAGAGTAAGGCTATCAAACGCAACCTTTCTCCCAAAGTCTTGAAATGTGTCAAACGATTCCCATTTGTCGTGAAAACCGCCTTCTTCCAAAAACTTTCTGATATAATTGATTTTTATCTGATCTTCCCTTGAGCGTTCTGCGCTTACCTTTTCAAAAGGATTCCGTTTTCTTCTGATAGTGTATCCTTCTTTCTGCTCATCAGTGCTGAAACGAAGAAAATTCTGAACCTGCTCAACACGAGTATTGACAACGGCCCGAACGACAAAGATGTCTCCCATTCTCCGAAGCACCTCAAAGGGCATAGAACCGTAAAAGTTAGGGTCTTTATAACCCCTGCCCGTATCGCTCGCTTCGTCTGGGTTAAAAAATACAGCCTTTACATCATCCTGTCTTTGGTTGATGTTCCCCATATAAAGGTTGGCTTTCACCAAATCCCCCAAGTTGTCAGACCGGGACATCTGTTGTAATTTAGATTGAAGTACAGTAGGAAGAGTTTTTTGCAATCCTACAATATCTTCCAAAGAAAGGCTGGTCAGACCCTTTAACAGGTCTGACTTTCCTTGATTTTTATTTTTATCTCTTTTCCTACTCACGTCAATAAAAAATTAAGCGGAAGTGCCTGCTGCCTGTGATAGCGTAATTGTTATTTGCTTTGTTCCTTCCGATTGTTTTACAACTGCTGACCCTTCTCTTGCTGTACCAGTATTGACCGCTGCTACAACGGAATATTCGGTTGTTCCTTTCGAAAAACCTGTACCGGAAACTGTCGTAGTATAATTCACAGCCACAGGACTACCACTATTCTTTCCATTTACCGTCTTTTGTTTTGTAGAAGAAATAGAAAGAGTTTTTGTTTCACCCGTAGCAACAAATTCCACTCTTGAAGGGTTTGAAGTCAAATTATAAGTATAAGCAACGGTTGCTTTAAGCTGACTTAAATTAATCGTAATTGATTTTGCGCCCGACCCTTCTTGTGTCACAACAAGAGTTCCTGTTCTTCCGGTAGTCTCATTTGTATTTTCAGTGGCGGAAACAGTATAATTTGCTCCCGATTGAGTTTTCAAAGAGAAACCCGTACCGGTTACCTTTCCTGTAGTATTTACGGTAGTTGGAGAACCACTGTTCTTACCGTTCAGCTTCTTTTGTATGGTAGAAGTGATTGTGACCACTTGATCATCTGCCGTTGCAGCAAAAGTAAGAGTTGTCTTATTGGCTGTGATCGTATTTTCATAAGTAATAACAGATGCAGCTTGACTTAAAGAAATGGTTGCTGTTTTTCCACTCTCATCCTGAATGATTGTAGCTGTACCAGTTCTTTGCTTGTCAGTAGGATTCTCTGTAGCAGAAATTTGACTTATTCCCGCATTACCCGAAAAACCTGTACCGGAAATTTTAATCTGAATAGCAACGGCTATAGGCTTTCCGTAAGGCGCACCGTCCCGATATTCCTGCTTACTGGAAGTAACAACAAAATTCTTGCTTTCACCCGTATTAACGAAAGAAAGAGATTTTGTCTGCAATGTAAACGTATATTCCGTTCTATCAAGAACGTTTACATAATTGATCTTTTCTTCTTCCAACCCTTCAGGATAACCGATAAGTCCCAATCCATTAGCAAGACACCATTCTTTGAACTTACCGATATTGTAAGTAACACCAGCATCAATCACAATACCAAGAGACTTGTAATATTCAACGTCACCTACCGTATTTTCTGTTACAAAGACATTCATCTGACTGTCAATACCATCAGTTATGACAGTCATTTGCTTGCTTAAATCCTTTGTCGTAAAAAGAAGTCTTAACATAGCTTCTAAAATTAATGAGCCACTACTTCGAACTTCTGAACACCATCGTCAGACATAACAACAAGATTCAAATCTTCCTTTTGGGACAAGCCAAGATCAGCCAAAGAAAATTCCATAGGTGTACGTCCGTTTACTTTTGAAATAAGCACTTTCTTGTCACCTCTAATTGTCCCATAACGTCCTACAGAATCCTTTAACATTACTGTATTGGGAAAATAAATCTCCACTTCTTTTTCAGCCGGAACAGCCGTAGAAATTTCTAAGATACAAATATTGCTACTATTCCAAGAAGCCTTTACGGAAACAATTTCATTCAACCCCTGCGGTTCAATCGTTAATGTAAGAGCATTGTTTTCAGCAAATTCTACCAACTCTTCATGCTGTACACTTTCACCGACTTTCCATTTCCAACCCAAAGCAAGAAAAGCATCACTTCCAGCTTTTTCATCTTCTGTAGCATTAGCAGAACCCGGAGTTACAACACCACGAGGTGATTCTGTGATAAACACTCTTTTTTGTTCACAAGAACCATCTGTGACAACCACTACATTAATTTCCTTATCTGTATCAACAAATCTATATAGTCTCATATCTCAAAAAATTTTAGTTTCTATACTTCTAAATAGAAGGAGGGTTATTCCTTTCCTTCATTTTCAAAAATCCGTTCTCATCAAAATCCCTTAAATATTTTTTAATCCATGAAGGTACAAGATTGGGATTTATCTTACCTGAATTTTCCACAATAGAAACAGACTCTCTTACGATAAGAGCTGTGCACATCAAAGACCGGAACCAAGTAAATGTTTCTGTAGATTGCCCATTGATTGTATATCCACCCAATACATGTGCTACAATCAGCAAGCAAGCATATACAAAAAGTTTAGTAAAAATCATTCCAATTCCTTTAGAAGAAAAATCCTTCTGTTTCAAATGGAATACCCAACTAACAAGTGTATCTACTACAATTAAAACTACAAGGAATTTCAAAAACTCCCAATCTTTGAATATGTATTTTTCTATTAAATCCACAATAGGAGAAAGGGGAACAGCGACAAGCAATGGATAACAGAAGCTACCCAAATAAGCCTTTAAATAATGTACTCTTTGTTTTTTTCCCATCACTCAATAAGGCTTACTCTTTCTTGTCAGTTTTATCGGATTCTGATTTCTTCTTATATTCGGTATCTTTCTTGTAAGGCATACCCACAATTCCCTTTCGGCGGTTTTCAGGGGTGTCTTTGTAGAAACCCAATTTGTTTTTTACAGGAAGTCCGGTTGCTCCGGCTTTTTCGATTGTTTCTTGGTCGGCATCCTTCCACTCAATCTGTGATTCTCTATAATATACAACAGATTTGTTGAAGTTTTCGTCAACCACAACAACACGATTCAGAGACACAAAGTCTATAGCTCCATGTTCCCTTTCAGTAGGATCAATACTTTTCACAACGTCAGAAGCAAAGTTTTTCACCTGTTCCAACGTATAAACCTCCCAGCCATTCTTTTCTGCAAGGCTTAAAAATTCGTTTATAGGAAATTCTTGTACACTCATGGACGTAATCGGGTGCTTATACACTTCTTTGCACCAAAAGTATATTTTTCACGCTTCATAGGGACATTGTTGAAACCATCAACCCGTAATAATTTCTAAAGAGGTCTCTCCACATGCTTAAATTCCCGGTGCACCACCGGTATCGTTAATAAAATTGATGATTAACATAAACTGGCGCAAAGTTATACTAATCACCTATTTATAATTCAACACATACAAAAGTATAACTTTTTTCCTATAAAAGAACAATATATAAAGAAAAACTCACAAGAGATAATTTCATTGTTGGTGCGGCAACCTTACTTTTATCTCTTGTGAGTGCCGATCTCCCTCCGCACAGGGATCAAAGGTAACGGCAAAGCCTTTAAAGTAGGAAGTGAATTTGTCTCGCCACTCTGCCCGCAGAACAATGTTACTTCAAAAGAAGCCTTTCTCACGAGAAACTATTATCTCACGACATCCTACAAGCCGCCATTTGCCCTACTTCGGGACTTATTCGTTAGGAACGATTCTTATAGGGGAGCCGGCATTTCCTGACTCGGTTCGTTTATCATTAGAGACATTCGATCTAACACTTCCTTAATTTGGGAAACATTAAGGTCGTTCCCCATCAACCTCACATAGCCTTCAAAAAAGAAGGAGAGAAGCTATCGCGAATCACTTCCCAACTTCAACTTTTTAAGCTATCTCATCTCGACTGCAAACATACAGCTTTTGTATTCAATAATTACAATTTTTGATGTTAAATATCCTTAAAATGTTTATCCCACATGCAGAAGCTATCAGTAGAGATATTTCACGTTCCTTTTTCGACATCTTCTCAATAGAAGCCTTGTATCCTTCTGGATTGCCGTTATAACTCTCTACGATCGCTTTCTTTTGTTCTTCTGAAACGTTATAGAAAGCCAATACGTTTTTCTTTTCTTCTTCCGTCATGGAAAATTTGTTTTTGATGTTAGGCAATTTGTTTGCCATGATTTTACGCAGCTTTATAAAGTTTTCGATAATAATTTCTGACAATAGGTTGTGGTACTCGCTTTCTGTAAGTAAGTGGACGTTTGTCAAATATAAGAGATTTTAAAAAGTCGGCAGTAACTTCCTTCTTTTCCTGTAAATAAGACCTTATTCTACTCGCAAGACTGCATAATCGCTCATATTCTTTATTGCTGTTATTCATAAAATTTTCTGCATAACAATCATACCGTTTTGTCCTACGTTGCGCATAAACAAGATAACGATAGGTTTCAAGAGGGAAACGCTTTTTTAGAGCAGAATCCCCTACGTTTTTTGTGTACATAATAATTTTCTTAGCAACAATAGCGTTCCATTTACGCATAGGAGGAAGATTGATCTGAAAATTCCAGCAACCTTTTATTTTACGGGAATCTGATTCTTTTTTTGTAGGCTCTCTAAAAAAATCCCTTCCAAAATAGAATTTCAGCTTTTTCATGCTATATCTGACTTGATCTATCGTCCAACCAAGTTCTCGTGCAATAGTCTTTTGACTAAAAAACAAAGAAGGTTCCCATTTGAGAGAAGGATCGTTTTTCTTTTCAGACAACCACACATGATAAATAATTCTTCTTTTTAGTTCAAGATAGACCGAAAGAACACGTTCATTAAAACCAAGTCTTAATTCTCGATTATTAAATCTTTGAGTATCTTTAAATGCCTTAAAGGGACGCAAAAGGCAAGCAGGAATTAAATTCATATCTTTAGAATAGAAGGATTTATCTTTTATCACGAAACGATAGGAAGTAATAACCTTCATCCTTCCACAAGAAGGATCAAAAATTTTTTCCACCTTATGTTCAATCTTCATGCCACCGGCATACTTATTAAATATCGTCAATGCTTGATTTTCAGATTCACATCCTATTGCATCTTTTAGAAAAGACAAAAGAGATTTTTTTGAATAAAAAATCTTTGAAGTAATACCTTTGGTTTTTCTCTTAGGAGAGACCTCTTTTCCTTTTTTGGTAAACCTTCTTCTGCCCGAAAATTTACCTTCACTCTCATTTAGTAGTAGCTGCCGTTCTAAATCAGAACGAATCAAAAAGGCTGCTATATTTTTATGGTCCATAAATGGAATTTTTAATGGTTGTTATCAAATCGTTTTAATTCTCACAGTACAAAGAAAGCAAAAAAAACAATAACAAGCAAACTAACATAAAAAAAACTACGTTTCGCAACGTAGTTTCCCGTTTCATTTATAGAATATAAAAATATATCGCTTTTGCCACAAAGGTACAGCAAAAAACCGACAAAAACAAAGAACGGCGCGAAAAAATACACCACAGGGCGCATCGCCACAGCACCCGTCTCGCGCGCGCCCGTAGGGTTTCCTTCCCACCCTCCATCCCTAAGTCTTGTTTTCCGATTTTCTCATTCAAGCGCGTATGCGCGTGTTTTCCTTTCCCTCTTTTCTTTAATAGGAGTATTCCTGTTTTTGTTCTCTTTCTTTCTTAATAGGAGTATTCCTACTAAAAAGAGAGATTTGTCCAGTAAATCGGAAAATTCGAAATAATGAGGGAATACTCCTATTCCCGAATTTTCGAATTCTCCAAGGATTATTATATACTACTTTTTTAAAAGTATGTATATATATAATCATGTTAATTATGTCGGGAAAATCCGGCATTGAACGTAGTGTAAACGAGTGAAAATGAAGGCATTTTCTAAATCGACAAAGAGCCCCCGCAGGGGGTGTTGGGGTCTTGAAATGGAGTGTGGAGTTTGTCAAAAAGAAGGTGGTGTGGTAAACAAAATGGGTAGCAAATCTTTTGACCGCTACCCACCCATCGAATAGTAAAAATAAGAATTTGAAGAAACTTTGTTGAGGCTTTGGTAAAGATTATGATTTAACACACTATGTTGGTTTTTGAATTTTGGGTAGGAAGGTATTCCACAATAGTTCCTACCCTTTTTGATGATCAGAACTTAATCTATACATATACCATGATTAAAATTCTTGGTCTTTTGTTTCGTTTTCTACTCTTTTGCCCAAAGGTAGTAAAGATTCTACAAATGATTCATCGAATTTTACGATTCCTTTTTCTTTTTGTTTTTCTATGTATTGTATCTTTTCTTCGTCCGTTACTTCCACAAGACCAGGGAAAGGATTCTGACTTCTACCATATTCCCTTCTCATCCGTCTGGCGGCTCTCCAATTAGGATCACGTAGGATACCATCACCTATTCTTAATAGGAACGTTCTTCTTGGAGCAAAGCCTACCATCAACAAATCTTCATTTGATGTGTTTTGATCTTTTGGAATAACTTCTACGTTCATACTTCGTAAAAAGAAGTTTGACAAGAACGCTTTTATCGCATCTCCATCCCATTCGTAATATAAGTACAAAAGCCTTCTTCTTTTGCTTATAAAGTATTTTACTTTTCTTTCCATACTCCTATTAGTTTTTGATTATATAATTAATCGTTGTGTTTTCTTCTGTGCAAGATTGTGTCCAGAGTGAAGGGATGGTTTCATCTTCCACCATCATTAAATCTACTCCAAATTCTCTATTATCATTAAAGAAGTATCTTTCTTGAGTAAACATAAAATCATTGTAATCGGTGTTGTCAGAGAATACTCTTGCTAAGATAGGATAACCGTTGTTTGGGTTATCAAAAGAATTAATTTCCACTCTCCTGCCGTCTCTTTTACCAGCTTTTGCTTCTTCTAAATTGAAAGGCTTCATGATTCGTTATTTTTGTTGTTGTTACTTGATTATGCTGCAAAAGTAATATCATTTTTGTACAAAATGCAGTTATCTTAGTTAAATTACTTTAAAATGTAACATTTTAGTGTTACACTCTTGTTAATAGAAACAAAAAACTCCCGTTCCTCAATGAAGAAGAACGGGAGAAAAGTACAAAAGAATGAATTGTTTAAGCAAGTGATTGGACTAACTTCAAGTAACATGACAAAGTTAGGAATTTAACGGGCGATTCCAATGAATTTTCGTCAAATTCATAGTCATTCAGCCATTTTTCCAATGCTTTTATGTCAATATATTGCCATTTTTCCTGTTTTAGACACTCTGCAAGTGCAGGAAAAGCATATTCTTTATCCTCATTAAACTTTTTGCACACTCTTTTGAGATAATTTTTCCTACCGGCATACCAAACATCACCCGCAGATGACATACAGTAATAGGAATTGTCCTTTCTTTTTACTCCAAACCGTGTCACGATAGGGGAATACACCCTATCAGCAAGGAAAATGAAAGGAATGTACCAGACACCGTACAAAAAGGTCATAAATCCGTTCAATTTCGCTTCCGGTACAAACTTTTTGAGGGTTTTTCTGAATCCGTAAGCAAAATACCAATTGTTCGCACCTCTTTTTACTTTTACAGTGTATTTCAAATGAATGTTCCTATCATACACCCTATCCCATGGTTTTACTTTTTCTGTGTTCATAGAAGGAAGGTACGTCCAAAAATGTTTCAATGCACTGAAATAGGGATTGTAAATGGTATGTCCGTGATCAGAAACATAGGAAAGGATGTTTTTCAGTATTTCTTTTGCTAAAATGCCTGTTTTGTGATCTTCCATCCCCTCCGCTATTAATGTAAGAGATGGAAGTAAGTTCCAAATTTGGTCTTGTGATACAAAAGGAGAAAAGCAGGGGTCTTCATTTTCAAGTTCGATACCGTTCGAGTAACCACTTTCCACTTTGAAAGCGTCAAAAAGGTCTTTTGAATTTATCGATATGTCGTCTCTAAGGAAGAATCCAGGCTCGTATTTAAAATATACTTTTGGATTCTTCATCTTTTCATCCTCATAGACACTCAAAGAAAGTCTTTCTATTGATTTAAGACACCAGTAAATTTTATCTACACAAGATTTATCCCCCAGCACAGCTTCTATATACAAATAATGTAGGTATTCCGCCATATTGATCGTCCCGTCTCCCCAATATAAGATTTTCAGCCCTGTTGTGTTACTCTTTGTCACTTTACTTGCTGGGATATTAGTTCCCCGGCAATTGTAGTTCTCTGCCACTACTACAAAATCTTTAAAGAAAATGCTTTTCAGTTTTGTATATTTTTCGTCTATTGTCATAGCTGTATATATTAATGTATAGTATAATAAAGGCGGAACTTTCGCCCCGCCTGAACCAATAAAAACAAAAGTGTGATGAAGAAGATTATTCCTTTTTCTTGGTAAACAATCCAAACAGCCATTCAATAAGCCCGGAATCAAAAACGCCGTTCGATGCTAATCCTGCTCCAAATCCCCATAAGAGTGCTTGCCACCAATCCAGACCTTCAAACATTCCAAGATTGAATCCCCAGGCAAACATTCCAAGTCCGATACCGATCACCCAAGAGATGATCCGTTGTACCCACTCGGAAGGTTCTACTTTGAAAAGTTTCTTGATAAATTCGGTTACGACTGCTGTAACACCCCCTACTCCTGCAAAAGTAGCGAAATTTGCAGCGTAATCTACTGTTTCTTCTGGAAGTTCCCCTTGTGCAAAAATACAGGCGACATAGGAGAACATAAAAGCCAATGTCAATAAAATTTTGTTCATGATGTGATTTATTTTGAGTTAATTAACCGCTTCAAAGATAAAGGAAAAGGGACACTTTCGCAAGCATCCCTTTCAATTACTGTTTATCGCCAATGATATAATTACTTCATTCAATTCATCTATTATCAGTTTCTTTTCACTCCCAACTTAGCTCTATAAGCCTGTCGAAGATTTTCTACTACGATTTCCAAAGCATTTACATTCATACTTTCGATGATTTTCACTCCCGGCACATTTGTTCTCCAGATAGCGTTTCCGTTATCATCAATAGTCTGTTCTATTGTTGCGTCCGGGTAAATTTTTTGCAGTTTTATCTTAGCTGCTTCTAGTCTTTCTTGATATGTAGCCATAACTGTACTTTTTGTTTTCAAAAGTAAGTCTTCTCCTATTTAAAAACAAATACTTTAACAAATGTTAATAGTGTTGTAACATTATACTGTTACATATATCTTTGCACCAACATGAGAAAAGATAGGCGAACAGAAAGCAGATTGATTAAGTCGGTAATGACGTATCTTGTAACAGATGGTTTAGCAAAGGTATGTGTACCCGACAATGAGATAATCATTGTTCCTATCGCAGTCATTCTTGTTAGTGTTATTTTGACACTAAAGGTTTTTGACTGAATTTCGACAAAAATGTAACATTATATTTTGTCATGTAACATTAAAGTGTTACATTTGTGGCAGAATAAAGAAAAACGATTTTAAACTTAATGCAAAAAAATGGATTGAAAATCAAAGAGATCATGCAAGAAAAAGGTATTTCTGTGACCCAGATGTCAAAAAAATTGAGAGTAACAAGACAATCTCTTTATAGATGTCTGAATGGAAATCCTACCATGAATCGGTTAAAAGAAATAGCTGATATTCTTGATGTTTCTCCAAAAGACTTATTTGGCGACGAGAAGAAGGATTGATTTATTGATAGTAACAAACAAAATAAAAACGAAAAACATGGAAACGAAAGACAGAACAAAAACAGAAGTCTCTATTGAGTTAAGGGAAGTTCAAAGAGAAATCAGTAAAGCAAGAAGTACAAGGAATTGGGCAAAAATTTCTTTTCTGAAT